TCATAACCTGAAGGTCACAGGTTCAAATCCTGTCCCCGCACCCATCATTGACACTACATCCGGGGCTGTTGAATTACTCAGCAGCCCCGAGATGCGTCCTTGGACGCTTAGATCGAACGCACCGCGCGCCTCGCCCGGTGTGAAGATGACGCGGCTGATTAGCCCGCGTAGCGCATTGCGCATGTCCTGTGAGGAATCCTTCTCCAGGGCCCCGGCGAGGTTCTCAACGATAGACCGATACATCTCCGCGGCGTGGGGATGGATACGATATACCGGCGGCGCGTCCGCCATGGCCAGCTGGTCGCGGAGCGCCGCCCGCCGGGCCTTCAGCGGCGAGATCTGCGCCTCGAGCTCATCGAGCTCGAACAGGCCGCGCTGATAGGCGTCGGACGCTCGGTCGAGGCGGCGCTGCAGTCCCTGCAGCTCCTCCTCGATCTTGGCCCGATCGGTGATCGCCGATCGCGTGGCCGCCTGCATTTCCGCCTGGAACGTCCGGATCGCCTCGGCGACCACGTCCGGGTGAAGCAGGTTGTCTCGCAAGCCGACGATCACCCGGGTTTCCACGGCCGTGCAGCCGGCATAGCTGGCGTTCGTGCAGGTTCCCTTCTCGCGCCTGGTCGAGCAGGCGTACCGCTTGCCCTGCACCGTCATGGGCCCATGGCAGAGGGCGCAGACCAGCAGTCCGGACAGCAGCCGCGTCGGCCGCCTGGCGCGTTGCGCCGGCGCGGCGCCCAGGGCGCTCTTGCGGGCCTGCACCCGGGCCCAGAGATCCTGGTCGATGATCCGCAGGTCCGGCGTCGGCATGCGGATCCAGGACTCGGTGGGGTTCAGCACGCTTGAGCGTCGGCCGGTCTCCGGATGCTTGCGGAAACGCCGGCGGTTGAACACCCGGGTTCCGACGTAAAGCTCCTGGTGCAGGACTCCGTCGCCGGCGCGGCGATCGCCGTTGATCGTCGATGCGCTCCACTGGCGTCCGCTGGGCCCCGGAACGCCTTCAGCGTTCAGCCTGGCGGCGATCGCCCGGGGGGACGCGCCGAGGTCGTAGTCGGTAAAGATCCTGCGCACGACCCGCGCCTGGTCCGGGTCGACCGCATAGACCCCCTTGGCAACGATGGCGTAGCCGAAGGTGTGGCCGCCGCCGGAGAAGCCGGCCTTGACCTTGGCGACCAGGCCACGCCGGGTCTTTGCCGCCAGCTGCTCCAGGAAGAGCTGGTTCATGGTCCCGGCCAGGCCCACATGCATGACGGAAATCCGTCCCTGGCCGAGGGTCTCCAGCAGGACGCCGGCGAAGGTCAGGTGTTTGAACAGATGGGCCGTGCCCTCCTGGTCGCGGCTCAGCCGGTCCAGGTCCTCCGCCAGCACGCAATCAAAGCCGCCGGCGGCCGCGTCGCGCAAAAGCGACTGCACCGCGGGCCGGTTGGCCAGCGCCGCGCCGGAAATGCCGTGGTCGGCATAGGCCCGCGTCTCGGTCCAGCCGCGGGCTTTGACAACCTGGCGCAGAGCCTCGAGCTGGTCGTCGGCCGAGCGTTCATTCTGCAGCTCGGAATCGCTAAAACGGGCATAGAGGGCGACGCGCATGGCTACTGATCAGCCGTCGGCGCGGCGGCGGGACGGAAGTCCGGGCCGGACGTCGCGAGCTTCAGCATCTCCATCACTCGAAGCACGTAAGGACCGCTATCCGGGTCGGCGGTTACCATCGCCCCGGCGGCGTCGAAGGCCTCGTCCACGGCGACCGGGTCGATCCAATCTCGGATCGGTCGCTCCCATTTCGCGCCCAGCAGCTGCCGGCCGTAGAGCGCTGCCATCAAGCCGACGCGCCTGATCTCCAGATAGCGCTGATAGTCACGCCAGCGCTTCACGACACGAGCAACCGCACGGGTGTGGGCAACGCGCTGGCGTTCCTTCCTCGTGCGCCGGCGGTTATAGGTGCGCAGTCGCGTCAATTGAGCTCCTCCCGCTCCCCGTGAGTCGCCTCAAGCTGGCCTTGGGCGCCAATCCTGGCAAGTTCCGTCCTGGCCATCTGCCGCCCGATCGCCCGCGCCAGCTCGAGGAGGGCGGGATCGAGCACCGCCGCGTGCACAGCCGCCCCGGCCGACGCGTGAGCCGCCTCGGCGATCGAGGTGGGACCTTGTGCGCGGCGGCTGCTCATCGGCCGTCCAAGAGGATGGCGGCGTTTGTGTCCCGCACCACCAGGTGCAAAGTGAACATGTCGCACGGGTCCATGCAGGCATCGACGGCGGTGATCGTCGCCGTACGATCATGACCGTCGCCGGCACGATAGAGGATCACCTGGCCAACCTTGGGCGCCGGGGTGACGTGCACCATCACGCTGTAGCGGCGCGTCTTGGTCAGCCGGTCGGTGATGCGCTGGATGCACGTCGGCGCCGGCTCCGCCGTAAAGGTGTGCCCATGCAGCGCGTGACCCCACATCGACCGGCGAAAGTCGATGACCTTCAGGTCTTCCAAGGGCTGAAGGCGCGCGCGGGTCACTCCGCATCCTCCGCCTTGGCGCGCCAACGCGTCCACCAGGCTTCGCGCACGACGTAGCCGAGCTCGGTCGGGCCGCAGTCGATGGTCGAGATCGTCGAGGGTGGGGCCAGACGGGGCGCATGGCGCGGCCCGTCTTCGCTGAAGTGGAAGAGGCCGGCGGCGACAAGCCGAACGCCATAGAAGTCACGCCAGTCATCGACCCATTCGCACTCGGCTTTGCCCGTGGTCGGCTTACCGCCGTTGAAGCTTGTCCAAGGAAAGCGCGCGCCAGCGAAGAGGCCCAGGAAGGCCGTGCGCTCGGTCCGGTCCAGACCGTCGATGAAGGCGAGGCCGGCTGCAATGGCGTCTTCTTCGCAGGCCACCGGGTCAGTCCCAGCGATCGATCTGGTATTCATCCCAGACGCCCTTGACCAGCGCGCTGAGACGGCAGGACGCATGGCCGCGGCGGAGGTCATAGCCGCAGGCGCCGGGCTCCCTGGCGCTCAAGGTCGCCCGCTTCGAGTAGGCCTCGACGACGGCCCGAACCCCGTGGAGCTCGGCCTTCAGGCATTCCGGGAAGAGCGCGTTGCCGCTGCTCGTGTGGGAGTCGACAGCGCCCTCGAGGACCAGGATCACGCCGTCCGCCAGGAAGGATTGCGGCTTCGGACCCCACTGGTTCGGGAAGAGGGTGGCGCCGGTCACGCGCGTCCAGGCGGCCTTAAGGCCCCACTGATCCGCCCCGCTCCCGCCGGGGTAGACATACCACGCGACCGGGTTGCGCTCGCCCGAGTGATGCGCATCGTCCCACTTCAAGATCGCCGGCGCGCTGGCGTGAGCCGCCGACGTGAGGGCGATGAAGGCCCCGCGCGCGGGGACCATGAGGCGAAGGTCGCGGGCGTTCGGCAGGACGATGCGGGAGAACTTGTCCCACGTCATCCGGGCGGCCGGGACTGACATCGCGGGGCCGGGCTCCATGTCCTTCGGGGTGATGTGGCCGAACACCCCCTTCCCCTTCGACGCCTCCGAAACCTCTGGACGCCAGAGGAGCTCGAGCTCGTCGAACCGGGCGAAGCGGCGCTCCAGCGCCGGCGCGAGGCCGAGCCTCTCGAACAGGTCCTCGGCGGCCTTCAGATTCCCGGCGGTCGGGGCGGCCTGGGGGCGCTGGTATTGCAGCGGGCCCAGCTTGGCGTCGAACCGGCGCTTCACGTCCTCGAACGCCATCCCGGCCTCGATGTCTTCCAGCAGCGGGCCGATGACGGACGAGCGCGGGTGGCAATAGCCCTCGGGGGCCGAGCCGATAGCGCGCCAGACCAGGTTCTCGCCCGCGCGGCCCTTCGGGCGGTCCTGCAGGTCGCGGAGCCAGCGGGTCGGGCCGACGAACTTCTCGCTCCTGGCGAGGTGCTCGCCCTCGAAGAGCCGAAGGGCCTGATCGAGCATCGGGGCCTTGAAATCCCCGAGGGCCCGCAGGACGGTCTTGCAGCTCTCCCTGGACGCGGCCATCGCCTGTCCGGCGCTCAAGGCGCCCTCCCGGTAGACCAGCACCGTGGGGGGCGTGACGGCCAAGTGGACCCACTCGCCCGTCTGGGGCTGGCCCCAGGTGGCCGCCTTGGTCAGGAAGGTCGAGATCACGCGGGCGCGCTTCACCGCCTTCTGAAGCGCGCGGAAGGCGTCGGCGTAGAAGTCCGGGACGCCCTCGGGGTCCCACATGACGGGCCACGTCAGGCCGTCCTCGGCGATCACCACCACGCCGCCATAGGTGTCGACGAAGCGCCTGCAGGCCGAGCAATTGTGAACCTGACGCTCGGCCAGCGGGATGTTCGAGAGGTAGGTCGCGAAGAGGTCTTTCGCATCGGTGAGGAAGAGGCGCGTCTCGCCCTCCGTGACGCGCTCGAAGGATCGTCGGGCGGCGTCCAGGAGCGCGCCATAGTCGCGCTCGTGATCATGGGCCACGGCAGTCGTCGAGGTCTTCATCGGTTCAATCCTTCTGTGAGCGGGCCCCTGGCGACGACACGCTGGGTCTCGCCGCGTGTGATCGTCACCAGCCCGCGAAGTTCGAGGCGGATGGCGGTGCTGACGCTGATGCCGTCGCCGAGCTTGCATCCGTCCCGGCCGGCCCGGCGCACCGATTGGAGCAGGCCATCCTCGTGCAGCGACGGCTCGAGGCCCGGGGGCGCCTCGACTGCACGCTGTGACGGGAACCGCCTGCCTCGATAAAAGCCGGTGCGCCGGTCCATGGTCAGGACCTCTGTAGCGCGAGCGCCGGTCTTCCGGCGCGAGCGCGTTCTAAACGCTCGACCACAAGATCAAGATCGAGTGTGTCGGCCTGGCGCCCGATCTTCAGGGCTTCATCCAGGATGGCGGCGCACTCACGCCAGATTTGTAGTTTCAGCGCTCTCGGCGCCCCAGCCCAAGCCCCAGCCCAAGCCCCAGCCCCAGCCCCAGCCCCAGCCCAAGCCCAAGCCCCAGCCCAAGCCCCAGCCCAAGCCCCAGCCCACGCCCCAGCCCCAGCCCCAGCCCCAGCCCAAGCCCCAGCCCAAGCCCCAGCCCAAGCCCCAGCCCCAGCCCCAGCCCCAGCCCAAGCCCCAGCCCAAGCCCCAGCCCGACTGCCCGCGGCTGCGATCTCGCAGGCTTCTTCGAAGGTTTTCACGTCCTCGGCGCGCCGAGCAATTGCCTCAAGCTGTGCCGCGTCGCTGAACGTTTTCGACATGTATCGGTAGACCAGCGGGAAGGTCCGGCGAACGTTCTGGACGGCGATGAACTCCAGCCGCTCGCGCTCGACCTCCGGGTCAGCGGAGCCAGCCAGGCGCAGCACGAACGGCATGAGCAGCTCCTGCCGCACGTCATCGTCCATCGCGTCGTTGAGGGTGATCGCGTAGGCCGAGCATGGAACGGAGAAGCAGGGCGGGCAGTCCGAAGCTCGCGCGATCGCGCGATATTCGAAACCAGCCGCGACGATCGCCGCTTCGTTGATGCAGGTGCCCCCGTCGGCGCCGGGGAACTCGTGCGATCCGGACAGCAGCTTCCAGTCGCGGATCTTCGCAAAGTGGTCAGTCAAGTTAGCCTCCTGAGTGGAAAGGGTCGATTTTCGGGAAGAGTGGCAAAGGGCTCATGCGGCGACCCCGCTCGGCATGTCGTCGTGGAGTCGGCCGTCCAAGAGGCGGCCGGCGGCTTTCTTGCCGACGTGGGCGAGCCACATGGCCGTGGGATCGATCTCGCTGTTGCGCTCCTCGCGCTCGCGCAGGGCGGCGTCGCGCAGGCCATCGGCGGCCATGTAGGTGTAGGCGCGCGCATCGCCCACCAGATCGCCCGGACGCGTCTCCACCGGCATCCAGTCGCCCCATTGCTTGAACAGGAAGGGGACGCTGGCGGTGGCGCATGCGTCGCGAATCTGGCGAACCCACGCGAGGTGCATCGGCCTCGCGCCTGGGCCGCTCTCGCCGCCGACGATGACCCAATCTATCCGGGGGCCGCGACATCCCCACCAGTCGTTGGAATAGTCCGGATCGCGGCGGCCCATTCCTGCCAGGGCATCGTAGGGATCATCAGAGGGGGGTGAGATGAAGTCCGGAATCCGGGTGAGGTCGATTGGGCCCAACAGCGGCTCTACCGACAGGCCGCGCACCGCCGCGTGTGCGCAGAGCAGATGGACAGTGCGCTGATTGGCGCGGGCCTGATCTTCGATCGACACCAGGGCATGAACGTTCGGGAGGGGAACGCCGTCCGACCAGGCTCTCAATCTGTCGGGCGCCCGAAACTCGCCCTTTGAAACCGGGCCCGCGCGGCGATCCAAGAGCCTCGCGATCCGCTTCGGCGTCTCCGGATCGACGAAATAGTCCTTCATAAGCTCGGCGCGCTTTGTCACCACCTGGAAGTCGTGGTGGGCGGCGATCGCCATCTCGCAGAACACCTGATCGATCCAGGCCCTCGGAACGTCCTCGTGGAAAAGGTCGCCGTGTGCGCAGACGAAGATGCGGCGCGGCTTGGTCCAGCGTTGGGGCTGATCGAGCCATTCGGTGTTGAGCCGCACCTGGCCGTTCCAGACCGGGCCGGCGTCGGTCATCGTGGTCAAGCCGGCGCGGGATGGATGATGCTGCAGCCGGCCGCCGGCGAGCTTCATGGCGTAGCAGTGCTTGCAACCCGGGCTAAGCACCGTGCAGCCGGTGATCGGGTTCCAGGTGGCGTCGGTCCACTCGATGTGGGTTTTGTCAGCCATCGGCCGGCTCCCGCTTGATCAAGGTCTCCAGGTCGGTCGCCCCATGGCGCTCAAGATGATCGGCGATCTGTCGCAGCCAATTTGCGGTCGCCGGCACGCCCAGGGGCACAGCCATCGCCCGCGAAGCGACGGCGACGAAGGCCATGCAGAGCGCGGCGACGTGCTCGCGGTAGATGCCCCGGCCCGGCAGCGCCCTCATCTCGTAGGAAAGCCAGTGGCTAGCGTCGGCGAGCATGCGCGGTAGCAGCTCGAGCGCGGTCTTGTGCGGGCGGGCGAGGTGGGTTTCCATCAGCCCTTCGCCCAATCCTGAAGCCGCACGAGGCCGGTGCTCGGATAGGTGACGATCTCCAGGGCGCTCAGCTCGGCCAGGCGTCCCCGCAGATTGCTGCCCTTCGGCTCCCAGCCGACAGCGGCGGCGAGCTCGTCGCGGGGGACCGACCAGTCCATGACCAGCAGGGTTTCAAACAGCGTCCGCTGCGACGGGGTAAGCGCGGCCGAGATCGCCTCGCGGAGCTTGAGCGATCGATCTAGCGCGGGGGCGATGGCGCGTCCCGCATCGGTCAGGCTGACAAGCCCAGTCTGGGGATACTCGATCAGACCGGCGGCCGAGAGCTCGGCCAGGCGGCCGCGCAGGTTGCTACCCTTCGGGGTCCAGCCGGCGATCGCCGCGACCTGGGTCCGCGTCGGCCGGCCATGGCCCATCGCACTCCACCAGGCGAGCGATTTCAGGAGGTGGAGTTGCGAGGGCGTCAGGCTGGGCGCCACGGCCCCCGCGCCGGCGTCACCAGCTTTGTCGACCACGGGCGACGGCATAGCGGGGTGAAGGGCGTCGGCCTTTTTAGGCCTGGACTTGAACGCCGGTGGCGGCGCGGCGTCTTCGGCTTGACGGCGATCTTCTTCGAACGACGCCATAAGCCCCGCGAGCGCCGCATCGATGCGCTCCGAAGCCAGCGTCGACCAGCGGCGCCATTCCAAAAGCTTCCCATGTTCGACTCCCCGGTTGAACCCCCGCTCCTCCGCCACGGCGATCTGCTCGGCCGAGGCGTCGATCGGCTTGGCGGCGGCCGCCGGCGGCGCGGCCTTCAGGCGCGCGATCTCGGCTCTCAGGGCCTTGGGGTCGTTGGCGACGACGTCGGCGGCGACCTGGTCCAGGCGGGCGGTGATCGCGCGGATGTCGAGGGGCGCCAGCTGCGGGCCGCTCTCGCCCGCCGGGACGGGGCGGCCGCTGTCAAAGGTGCGGGCCAGGGGGAAATGCCGGCGCTCCAGCAGATCGAGGCCCGGCGACCAGATCCAGGCGTCTCCCGTGGGCAGCAGGGGCAGCGAGGCGAGGATCTCGCGCGCCTGGTCCGGATCTGCTTGTTCCTTGACCCATTCCATCACGGCCACCCGATCGTGGGGCAGCAGCATCCGCATGGCGACCAGGGTCTCGACAGAGCCGAGGCAGTCGTTGTGCACCTTGGCCGGCCGCTGGCTGAGCAGGATGATCCGCAGGCCGACGCCCCGGCCGAGGCCGAGCAGGTTGTTGGTGGCGGCCAGCATCAGGCCGGCGCTGGGGTCGGCGATCTTGCCCTTGGGCGCGAAAAGCTGGGCCTCATCGATGACGAGGGTCAGGATGCCGCGATTGGTGCGCAGCAGGGTCTCGGCGAAATCGGCGAAGAAGCGGGTGCGGTCGCGCACTGTCATCGAGCGCGTGTCGATGATCGCCGAGGTCGACGACGTCGCCACCACCTCGGCGATCGCCGCGCCATGGGCGCCGCCGATGGCCAGGTCCCCATGCAGGCCGCCGAAGATGGTGACCTTGTAGGGCGAGGGCTTACGCGCCCGGGTCAGGCGCAGGCCGTACCATGTCCCGGTCGGGTCGATGATACAGACCCGCTCCTCGACATCGAGCAGCCGCTCCACCACTGTCTTCGCCGCATTGGACTTGCCGCTGCCGGTCTTGCCCAGAAAGGCGATATGGTTTTCCAGGGCGGCGGCGGGGATGGGGGGATCAGCCACGGGCGGTCCTCGCCAACGCAACCAGGTCCTCAATCTGTTTTGCACTGGCATCATGCCAGGCCGCCCCATGCTCCGCCGCCAGGCCTAGTAACCATGCCAGGACGTGGGCCTGCTCACTTTCGACCTTGCGGGGGATCGCCACGCCGACCGCGCGAAAGACGTCCGCTAGGGGACAGGTCTGAAAGTTCATCAGCCCGAGAACTTCCTGGGCCTCGGCGGACTGCAGAAATTCGCGGAGGTCGGCAGCGAACGCAGGGGAAGGTTCGGAGGCCCTAGTCATGCAAGTCCTCCGCCGCCTGAAGCGCCGGTTTGGCGATGAGGTCGCGGAAGCTGCGGAGCGCCGCGTTCTCTTCCTCGAATGGATCGTCGGGCTGGTCGTGCAGACCGATCCGCCATTCCACCGACAGCATTGCGCCCTTCAGCGCGGTCACCAGCTGGCGGATCACCGGCTGGCAGCGGGCGAAGCCTCGGCGTTCGGCCATGGCGGTCTGTATGCTCGGGGTCGGTTCGCTGGCGTTCCAGGCCCGGCGATCATGTTCGTATTCCAGCTGCTTGCGCTCGTGCTCGTTCAGGTGATCGGCGCGGGGCGTCTTCTTGGTCTGCCACAGGTCCATGGCGTCGGCCTGGGCCAACGCCTGCTCGAGCACGGCGCTGGGCACGCCGTGCACCTTGGCGATCGTGCACCAGGCGCGAACGGTCTCGGCCGCCGCAGGGTCCTGGGCGCGCAGGATGAACAGCGGCTCGTCCGCCGGGACGGAGCTGATCTTGACCATGGCGTCGAAGTCGGGTCGGCCGGTGCGGCTCATGCGCCTGCCATCCTTTGGGATTCCTGGGCGGCCAGGAGCGCGCGAAGGGCGGCCTGGGCGCTCCGTTTCACCCGGCGGGGCGGCGGGTTGAACGGAAGATCGAAGATGGCCAAGCCGCCCTTGGCGACGTGGATCAGGGCCTCCAGCTGATCGAGCGGTAGCGTGACCGCGGCCTCGGCGCGGGGAGGCGTCAGCGCGCGATCGGCGCGGTCCCCGATGCGCGGACGCGCCTTCTCGACACAGTCAGTGTTGGAGCAGACCTGCCATGCCACCCAGTGGCAGGGCACGCCATCGATGACGCAGGCGCGACGATCGGTGCAGCCGCAGAAGCGGCAGGCCTGATCGACGTCGTCATTGTCCGCGAACGGATCCATGCAGCGAAGGGCCAGGGTCACCGTGCAGCCTCCTGTTCGGCGAAGGCGCGCGAGATCTCGCCGGCGATGACGCGGGCCTGTTCGCTCGAGGCGATCCGGATCCGCGCGCGCAGGGCGTTCACCGCCTCGGCGATTGCGTCCCAGTCCTGCCAGGGAACCTCGACGCCTTCCAGGAGGGCGCGGGTCTTGGGCCGCTCGGCCCGGGTCGCGCGGCCGTGAATCACTTCCAGCTCGGGCGCGATGGGGCTCTGATAGCGCCATTCGAAGCCGCCCTTGTCGAAGTCCACATGGGAGATCAGGCGCAGGCCGGCGTTGCGCACCTGCCCAGCGGTCACCAGCTCGAAGGCGACGCCGACATAGAGGTCGACGGGGCGGCTGGTGTGTTCCGCGATCGGGGCGTGTGAGTTCATGTCCAGGTCTTTCGGTGGCTGAGGAAGCAGGGTCAGGCTTGAAACGTGAGTTTGATGAGCTTGAGCCAGGCGGCGGCGTCGGCGGTGGCTTCGTCGACCACGCCGCCGACCCGGCGTTTGGGCTGGTCGACGGCGACCCTGCCGACGCCCATGCCGATCCGGGCCAGGCGAAGCAGCTCGGCCACCAGGGCGTCCGGATCGCCGTTGACGTGCCCTGTCGCTGTTTCGCCCAGGGTCGCCTGGAGGCGAAGCCTTCGCTCAGCCACCAGCCGCCCCAGCTCGTCCAGATCGAGCACGTCGCCGAGGAAGGTGAGGGCGGCCGCCCGGGGCGCGGCGCCGGTCAACGGGGCCACCAGTGGTGGAGGCCGACGCAGATGGCGGCGATCACCAGAACGGCCGAGGCCAGCATCAGGCCAAGGCCGGACAAGCGATGATAGTTGAGCCGCCGCCGGGGCATCTCCTCGAAGGCGCCCAATCGTTTGCTCACTTGAACACCCCCATCAGGTTGGCGATCACGGTGGCCGCCAGCGCCGACAGGGCGAAGACGGTCATCACCCGATCGGCGGATTTCGGTTGCAGGCGCAGCCACGGCAGAAATCCGGTTGACACCGAGGACTCCCGCTGGAGTGTTCTGCGCACGGGCCGCCCCCGGCCTCGCACAGTCGCGTTTGCTGAATTCCCAGGGCCGTCGGCGTTCCCGCGCCGGCGGCTCTCTTCGTTTGTCCGTGGCCGCGCCAGGCGGCGGGTCCGGAGGCGGGCCCCGCGACGGCGGGGGCCGGTCGATAACGATCTGCATGGGCAGCGCTCCTGAGGTTGAAGGGGATGTGGGCGGGGGCGCGCAGTCGCACGCCGGCGTTGCTCAGAAAGCCCAGGACGACGGTGACCTGGCCCACCGTCAGCGCCAGGTCCGCCGCGATCGGGATCGCGTCCTTGCCGGCGTTCCAGGCGCTGGCGATCTCGACGGCGATCTCCGCCTCGATCTTGCGCCAGCGCACGGCGCCGATGGCGTCGAGGTCCGCGTTGGTGAGGAAACGGGTCATCGGCTGGGTTGCTCGCCCAGCTGCTTCTTGAAAAACGTGTGCTCGGCTTCATGGCTGGCGGAGCGCGCCGCTTCCAGGGCCGCGTCCCTCTGAGCGGTAATCGCCTTTATCCGGGCGACGTGTCGGGCACATTCAGCCGCGACCCGGGCGTTGAAGCGTTCATGCGCCGCCGCCGCACGACGGTTTCGACGCTCCATGTTGATGGCCCGGAAAGCCTGCCCCGCAGCGCTCGCAGCTACGCGGCCGATATCCTCGTCCATTGCTATTTGGGCATCGTCCATCACAGGCCGCCGATCGCGGCGAGGTACAGGTCCAGGAGGGCGTCTTCTTCCTGGCGCTTGGCCTTGTCCATCTTGCGCAGGCGAATCACCTTGCGCAGGATCTTCGCGTCAAAGCCGTTGCCCTTGGCTTCGAGGTAGACCTCCTTCAGGTCGGCCGTCACGGCCGCCTTGTCCTCCTCCAGGCGCTCGATGCGCTCGACGATGGTCTTCAGCTGGGTCTGGGCCGTGCCGTTCAGCACGTCGAGGCTGGAATCTTGGGAAGCGGTGTCGCGGGCCATCGGGCGCTCCTGGTCAGAGGACGCTCACCCGAGGCAGGGTTAGTCGTTGAGGTGATCCTGCGGAAAGCAGTCAGCCCCGGCCCGGGTGGGCAGGGGTATGTTTGGATATTCCAAACACTCTGTCAAGTTGAACGCTTGGAAAAACCAAACTACATGTTTGGCGGCGCGGCCTCCGAGGCAGCAGAGGCGGCGTCGGACGGTGCGATCGACGGGGCGACCGCAGGAGCGGGAGTGAACGCCGCGGCCGGCGGCGTTGCGCCTGAGAGGGATGGGTCACCTTGCGCGAGCGACGCCTTATCTAGGGGCGCCCCGACGTCCGGACGATCTGGATTATCGCAATCGGTAATGCCCAGGAGGCCGTCCACTCTGCGGCCGGCGCCGGCCGAGGACGCCAGTCCAAGTTTCGAGAAATTTAGGTTGCTCGTCACCAGAGACGAGGTCGCGGTCCTGTCCGCCGTCCTCGCGCGCACGACGATACGTTTTGACCCTACGAGCTCCTCAATGATGTTCCCCACATTGATCGACTTCAGCTCCGTGTTGCTGGGATCCGTGGAGAACGCGACATCGGTAAATGGCCGGTTGTCGTCGATCCTTAATTCGACCTGGCACCCATACTGTTCGTCACACAAGAACACGGTGCCTTCGGCGGCGAGGAAGCGAATTTGAGCGCGGCCGTCGGGGTTGTGCTGAACACAGAATGTGACGGGAGCCTCATCCTTCGCGTTGTCAGGATCGGCGCCGGGGTCGCCTGACGACACTGGCGTGCAGGCGCGAAGGACCGCGCCGTCCTGCATCGCGTCTGCCATCCTGGTGTAAACCCAGGGGTGGTTGTTGGTGCAGGCGATCATCTTCGGGTCACCCTGCGAGGATTTATCGCCGTCGCCTTTGTCGCCGCCTGAGCAACTGCCCAAAAGCAGCATCGCGCCCGCGCCGGCTAGCCACCTGGCTAAGATCATCGGCTGTGTCCTTCGGCTCATCTCGCTACCCTGACCTGGCGCGCTTTCGGGGCGCCGGCTGGTCGTGCGCATCGTAAGGGGTGGTGGCTTCGGCGATCTCGACAGCAGCCTGTCGAAGGCGGCGCAGCGCGAGGGCATCGGCCGGCGGCATCAGCAATTCAAATGGGCGGACGCCCAGCCATGTAGATATTTCGTTAACTACTTCGCGCCGGTAGGACTGCTTGCTGTTCCAGATAAAGCTCGCGCGGGCTTTATCCCAGCCGAGCTCATTAACAAGGCCTGCCTGTTTCTTGCCGAAGTGGGCCATCCACTCCCGCAGGTACCAATCTGAGTCATCGGATTCGCTCACGTTCAGATTATCCGAACTCTATTGGAGTCGGTCGTTTGGCGAATTCTCAACCTGGCGCCTTGACACGAGTTTGGATTATCCAAACTATGCGCCTCCATGAGCCTGCTTCGGTACAGGAAGAGTCGGGGATTGAGCCAGGCGCGCGCCTCGGCTGAACTAGGTCTCGCGTCCACGGGTTACTTCAGCCGGCTTGAGAGTGGCCGTGCGCCGATGCCGCTCAAGCTCGCGCTCCGTATCGAACAATGGTCCGACGGCCAGGTCCCCGCCACCGAGCTGCTCCACGGCGAAGAGCTAGAGCTGCTGCAGGCGGCCCTGCGCCGCCGGCGGCCGCCGGCGGCCGAGCCGCGCGCCCTGACCGAAGCGCGGGCCACCCTGTGATGGGCTTCCTGCGCGACGTCGCCGCCGTCTGTCTGGCCGTCCTGGGCGCCAGTATCGTCCAGGCGATCGTGACCCGGCTGGTCTGGATCGCGCGCGGCCGGCCGGAGCCGAAAGCGCTGAACCCTGCACAGATCGGGGCGCTGCAGGGGATGATCGACCGACATATCGGCCACTACGATCGATCCGAGGGTCTTAAGCGCCGGGCCAAGCTGGACTCTCTTGTCGCCGACCTCGCGGAGCTAATGCGGCTGTTGGTGCGCTTATACGGGGGCGGCCAGCCATGACGCTGCCCCCGCCCTACGTCCTGATCCTGATCGCCGCCGGCCTGCAGTGCCTGGCGGTTGTGGGCTCGGCCTTTGTCTTGGCCGGCGTCAACCGGTTGCGGCGTCAGGTGCTCCTCGGGGGGTTGAACGAGGCCCAGCGCCAAGAGGTTCGGCGCATCTGCGACCGCGGACTCAGTATCTACGACACCGGCGCCGGCCATTACGCCCGCCGCCACCAGGGCGATCTCGCCGCCCTGGATCCCGATGGCCGCAGGCCGCTCCATGACGGGTGAGGCGCGATCATGATGGCGCCCGAATGGGTCGTGACCGGGATCGAGGTCGTGGGCGCCGCCGCCGTCGCGGTCGTGGCCTGGGAGGTCGCGCGCCAGCCCTTGGTCTGGCGCGTGCAGCGGTTTCTCGGCGATCGCAAGTACCGGGGCCGGGTGAGGGCCGAGTTGCTCCGACGCAAGCGGTTCCCCGGTTCGGCGCCTGAGATGGCCCTGCCTGGCGACGCGGGCTACGGCGTCCCGCGTGACCCGCTCTCTCGCGGGCGAGCGCCGGAGGTCGTCCTCGCCACCATCGTCCGCGAGCAACGCGCCCGTGACGTGCTCTCTGATCCGTTTCGGCATTCCGACGAGGAGATTGCCTCCGCCAAGCGTTCCTTTCCGCAGGCCGCAAGAACCACCCACGGCGACCAGGAGACGTTCCTGGATCGGTGCTTGCCGGCGGACGGCGACGACATCGACGACCTGTGGGTCCCACCCGCATTCACCGACGCTGAAGAGGCGCGGATCCGCGCGATCGTGGGGGAGTGCATCACCTGGTACGACCAGGCCACCGGTCGGGCGCAGGAGCGCGCCCACTTCGACCTGCTCATGAAGAGCTGGGGGGTGGGCAACGATGGCTAGCCTAGTCGCCGCGCTCACCCTCTCATTCCTCTTCGCGTGCGGCCGCCACTGCGCGCGGAGCCGCCCCGTCCGCGCGCCCTCCCGAGCAGGCGCGGGCGGGGCGATGTTCGTTCCGCCCCCCCCGGTCGGCCTTGGTCGACATAGCTGATGGGCACAACGCGCGCCCCTCCCTGGACCCGCGTTTCTCTCACCTGCGAACCATCCGTTAACCCGTTCATGATTCGCCCCTTCAGGGTCGGCTCCGCCCCCCTGAACTGGATCCGCGCGCGCCGGCGGCTGCTGGCGCCCAGGGCGCGGGCGCGCAAGCGCAAGGGCCCCTGATCCCAGACAGACGACCGCTTCAACCACCCCGGCCCACCGGCCGACCCGGCGTTCGCCGCCCGCGCCCCCAGGCTCGCGCGGCCGCTCCAGCCGGTCGCCGGCGCTTGGTCTGAAGCACCCCTCATCAATGGTTCCGGCCAAAGGCGCTGATCCCCCGCGCTCGCCCTGAGCGAGCGTGCGGGTAGCTTTTTGCCGGACGCACGCCCCCAGCCGACGCGACTGCTCGCGCCGGCCCTGGAGTCTTGCGCGCCGGCGAAGGCACGCCCCGCAACGTTCTGACCCGGTCAGAGCGGGCGCTCGGGCTTTGCCGGTCAGCCGGAACCCAACGGAGATCATCCGGTGGACAGCAAGCGATATGCTCGGCTGGCCCGCGAGCTGATCAGCGCCTTCGGCGGACCTGTGTCCGTCGCCGAGTGCTGCCGGCGCGCGCGCTCACGCCTGGCCGAATTTATGAACGAGATGACGGCGGCCTCCATGAAGGGCGCCGTCATCCCCAATTTGGGTATGGTGGCCAAGCCTGATCGCCCGGTGGGCGAATTGGCGGGTTCTGGCGGGCGGGGAGGGGCGTCATGAGTGACGTGTCCCTGATCGCCCTCGAGACGCACCTCTGGCCGCCCAAGATCGACGGCCGGACGTTCCAGCAGGTGCTGGTGGGCAGCAAGCCCTATGAAGACGGGGCGGCCTTCTATCAGCCGCGGACGGTCAAGTTCCTGAAGCGGGTGAAGCTGGCCGCCTACCGGGTCTGGCTGAAGGCCCTGGACCGGCGCGGGAAGAGCGAGCGGTGGGGCGACCTCAGCCCGGCCGACCTGCACATCCTGGACAAGATGATGTTCACCTTCATGGACTGGAAGAGCGGGCGCCTGGAGTGCACCTATCTGCAGATCCGCGAGGAGACCGGCCGGGCGACGGATACGATCGCCGGCGCCTTCAGGCGGCTGGAGCGCCTGGGCATCCTGGAGCGGATGCGGCGGTTCCGGAAGTTCGTCGATCCGGACGGCGTGATCCACGTCGAGCAGGCCAACAACGCCTACCGCATCAACCTGCCGGAAAAGCTGCTGCAGCTGGCCGGCCTGGCCGATCGGCCGGGGTCACGGGCGGCGGACGAGCTGTGCCGCGTGGCGGAGCGGGACGCCCACGTCGCCCGGATGGAGGCCGACGCCCGCGAGGCCGCCAAGCGCGACCAGGAGGCGGCCAGCCCGGCGATCGCCCGGGCCCAGGCTAGGGCCGATCGCCTGGTCGCCGAGCGAGATAAGGGCGATTCCAGTTAGCCAAGAGATTCCCCAGGTCCAGATTTATCGAAGAGGTCAAGTATGCGGAATCGGGCTGCGCCCGATACATTTTCCCCTCCCTAGCCCACCAGCCTAGCGTGGTGCTCGCCTCCCTCAAGGCAACCCCCTGACGGGGGCGCGCAAGTGCGCGTCCTTGACCGAGGCTGCGCGCCCCGCATCTGCGTGGCTATCGGGACGGGGGGCGTCCGTCCGATCCGGCTCCGCCGGGATCGAACTGGGGGCGTGGGCTCCGGACCGTGGGGCGTCGATATCGAGGCAGATTGCGGCGCCAGCGGGGCGGCGGAGAGTCGGCGCCGGGGCGCCTACACGAAAAGCGGAGCCGTAGCCTTGCGTCCAACGGTCGCATGGTCGAGGTTGCTCGCGTGGCTCAGCACTAAAAATTCAACCTTTCCGCTTGGAGGTCCGCGCCAGTGGCCAGTAACGCCCAACGTCGCCGCGATTGGAAAAAGCGCGCCGCCGCGCGCCGCACCGAGGCCCTGGCGCCCGGCAATGACAACGCCAAGGTCGCCGCGCCCCGGGCCGTCCAGGGCAGGCCGCGCCAGGCCGGCCGGGACGACGGGCTGGATTTCCTGCAGGCCAAGGGCCGTGTCACCCGGCCGCAAGCCGCCGCCGGCCGGCGCTATGGGGCGCTCTACCGAACATCGCTGATTTCGGGCGCCGCCTCGCTGCGCTCCTGCCTCGACATCCAGGAAGTCCGCGGAGGCGGCCGGGCCGTGATCCCTAAGGATGATTTCGAGGCCGCCGTATGGATCGCCGACGCCAAGGCCCAGCTGGCCGGCGCCCAGGCGGCGCTTAGCTGGCACACCGGCATGATCTTGGCCTGCGACATGATCTGTGGACGGGGGCTGAGGCCGCGCGAAATCCTTGAGGCGCAGCGGGACACCGAACAACTTGAGACGGCGCTGCGCCTGGCGCTGGACCTACTGATCCGGCATTTCGCCAAGCGGCTGGACGCCTGACGGCGTCCAGTAAGAAATTCCCGCTTGCGGTTTTATTTAGGAATCGGTAGGTGGTGTTTAACGACGGAGAGGTGCGCACGAGCGCGGCCCTCCAACAGCCCCGGCGGACACCGCGCGGGGCTTTTTCATGCCCGGACATCCCATGACGCCCCAGGTGCTGCACCAGCTGCAGGCCAAGGCCGATGCGTTGCGCCTTCGCGACGTGTCGGACACGGCCACCAATGTCTCCCCGGCCCAGCGCGCCGCCCAGGCGGCGACGTCGATCCTTCCGCGGCCAGGTCCGCGCGGCGCCCTCGCTTGAGCGAAGCGCGCCGGATCTGGACGGCCGAAGACATCGAGCGCGAGGACGTGACGGCGATCCTCTCGATGACCCTCGCGCAGCGCGCGGCGGTGAACCGCATCGTCGAGGCCGGCACGCACGTCCGATATACCGAAGCGGGAGGCCTTTTGCGGCTTGCGCGCCTGCGAGACGCCGAGGCCAACCGGCGCAATGCGCCGGCGTAGCCTGAGCCGGTCGAGGCCACATGACCTGCACCATCGCCGCCTATACCGCGCCCGGGTTGGCGCCCGCCGACCAGGTCGTGCCCTACGTCTCGCTCGCGGGCGCGGATGACGGCGCCATGGTGCTGCACGGCCGCGACGAGAACGGCGTGCAGATTTCGGTGCGGATTCCGGCCTACGACGCCGGCAATATCATCGCGGACCTGTTCCGCTGGCGCTTCCCGGCCAAGCAGAAGCTGCTCGACGAACGCCCGCTGGCCATCGGCCTGGACGAGCGCGCCGGCGGCTAGCTGGCTTCAGCGGTTTCGAGAGATTCGACCGTTTCCATATGGCCGAGTTCGGCTTCAGCCCAGGTCGTGTACCGATCCTGTTCACCGTCGCGCTCGCCGCCGAAGATCATTGTTTCGAACAGCAGGGGACGCCCCCCCCCCGAAAAAATTGTGGTCCACGCCGAGAAACACGGTTGAGACTCTGACGCCGCCGGGAAGCTCGGTTTGGGCGACTCGCCGGCCGGCGAAGTTCTCCATCATACGCCCAAAGGCGCCGATATCATCGGTCGCGACCGCGGCTTTGCCCTGAAGGACGTAGAAAAAGGTGGCGTGCTTCACACCCCGTATTTAGCACCGACTGGCCCGCGATAATATCCATTATCATGGGCCAGAAAGCCAGATTTCGGGCTCATCCGGTCGACCATCACCAGCCGGTTTGGTGTTTGAACACAGGCATTTACGCCGATCTTGCTTGCAAGCCGTGAGGATCAGCATGGGTCGCGTGGTAGCGCCAAAATTTGGTAGGCGGTGCGTCGACTGTGACGATCAGATCGATCCGAAGCGCGTGCGTATCTCCCCGTCGGCCAGGCGCTGCCGCGACTGCCAGACAGAACTAGAGATGCGCAACCAACGCGCCCTGCAGGGCGCACGCGAAGACGACATCGTAATTATCCGGCGCACATAGCCGGTCAATCTTGCAGCAGCGGCCGGGACGGACCGGCACGAAACAGCAGCGCGGGATACTGGTAGCGCCACGCATGTAGTCCTTCCGCAAGGATCGGCGAAGCGCGTGTGTAGTGCGCCCGTCCTCGGAAGACCCGCTAGCCGGTATCAAGCCCGGCCTGCTGCAAACCTTGGAACATCAATGCCCGGCACAGAGATTACGATCTCGCCGGCGCGCGACCTCGCTCCAGCGGCCACCGGTGACGAGGTCCAGCGGCTCGCCGCCGCGGTGGCCGAATACGCTGACGCCGCCTTGGCGGCGTCCACGCGGCGAGCCTACGAATCGGGTTGGCGGCACTTCGTCAATTGGTGTGCGCAAGCACGTCTTGCGGAGTTGCCTGCCGACCCGAGGACGGTTGCGGCCTATCTGGCCGCCTATGCCGACCGACTGACGGTCGCGACCTTGAGCCAGCGCCTGGCGGCGATCCGCTGGAAGCACCTGGCCGAGGACCTGGCCGAGCCGGACAGCGCGATCCTTCGCGACGTCTGGGCGGGCATCCGCCACATGCGCGGCCGGCCGCCGAACAAGAAGCGCGCAATGATCGTCGCAGATCTGCGCAAGGTTTTGCAGCGCATGCCCGCCACGACGGCGGGGCTGCGCGATCGGGCGCTGATCCTGGTGACATTCGCCGGCGCATTCCGGCGTAGCGAGATCTCGGGCCTGATGCTCGAGGACCGTAAATCCCTGAGCGGCGGCGCCCGATTGCGGTTCGTCGCCGGCGGCGCGGAGATCCTTCTGCCGCGCTCAAAGACTGACCAAAGCGGGCGCGGCCGCACGGTGGCCATTCCCCACGGCAAGACCAAGCTCTGCGCGATCGCCGCGCTGAAGACCTGGCTCGAGCACGCGGGGATTTCGTCGGGCCCGGTATTTCGGCCGGTCGACCGGCATCAGCGGATCGCCGCGCGGGCGATATCGCCGGCCGTCGTCGCCGACGTGGTCAAGCGCTCGGCCGAGCGCGCGGGCTTGGACCCCGAGGTTTTCGCCGGCCACAGTTTGCGGTCCGGCTTCATCACCCAGGCGGCGGCCAATGGCGCCGAGATCGATCTGATCATGCGCCAGAGCGGCCACGTCAAAACGGACACCGTCATGGGCTACATCCGCGACGCCGAGCTGTTCACCCGCAACGCCGCCTCCAAGGTCGGCCTGTGACGGCCGCGCCGGTGAAGAACGATGCTGAGCTCATCGATGAGATCGCCAGCGAACTGAACCGGCTGTCGATCAAGCGGATCGATCCCGAGGCCTTCTTCGTCGAGCGCAATGACCTGGTGTGGCGCCTGCGCCGGCTGGCCGCGCGCCTGGCGCCCGTGCCCGATCATCAGCCGCCGATGCGGACCTGGAAGCCAGCGCCGGCCGAGCCCGCGCCAGCGCCAGGGTTCATTCGCCGCAGGACGAAGACGATCGTCATGGTCCGGAGAGACTGATGACCGATACCGAAGTCGAGAGGCCGCGCCCCGGCGTCGAGCTGGTGCACGGCAACGAGCACATGCGCGACGGCAAGGGCCGGCTCGTGCCGATCGAGGTGGTCAAGCCCTCGAAGAAGCTGGAAGACCAGCTGGTGCGAGATCTGTTCGCCGCGGCCGAGGCGCTCTCGGCGGCCATGGCCGCGCTGAAGGCCAAGACCTTCGACGATATCGACGCCTTCATCGATCTGCTCGCCTCCCAGTACGAGGTGACGATCGGCGGCGAGAAGGGCAACCTGACGCTGTCGACCTTCGACAGCACCCGGCAGATCAAGGTCCAGGTCGCCGACCGGATCAAATTCGGCCCTGAACTGGCGGCGGCCAAGGCTGGCGTCGACGAATGTCTCGAGGAGTGGTCCGCCAGCAGCGGGCCCGAGATCCGCGCCATCATCAAGGACGCCTTCCGCACCGATAACGAAGGCGATGTTCAGCGCGGTAAGCTGATCGGCCTGCTCCGGCTCGATATCCAGGACGCCCGCTGGCAGGCTGCCATGAAGGCGCTGAAGGACTCGATCGAGGTCGAATCCTCCTGCCGCTACCAGCGCTTCTACTTCCGCGCCAAGCCCACCGACAAATGGCGCTGCATGTCCCTCGCCATGGCGACGGTCTGACCTCCTCAAAATCCGGAAGTGACCCCATGAGCCTAAGTGAAGGTTTGCTCCACGGCGGCGCCGTCCGCCAGGCCGAGCGCCTGGCCGCCAGGGGCAGCTTCCTCGGGGAGTTGTTCAAAGCCACGCCCAGGCCGGCAGTCTCCGGCCGCCAGTTCTATCGTCGTCTCCGCGCCCAATCCGAGGCCGCGAAGGCCCGGGAAGGCGCGAAAACCGAACACCTCGAGCTGCTGAAAGCCCACCGCGGCCAGCTCGCGCCGGCCAAGGCGGTTCAATCCGTCGCGGACAGCTGAGCATGGACCATTTCCGCGAGGCCACGGTGCTGGCCAACGACCTGGACAGCATGCTGCACCGCATCGAGGCGCTGCCGCCGCACCCTCGCTACACCGACGCCCACAACGCCATCGTCCTGGCCCACGCCGCCGTCCTGGACGGCCTGACCGGCCTGCACCAGGCCGACATTGTGGCGCGATACCCCCGGAGCAAATCATGAGCGCCCTGAGAACCCTTCGCCGGCGCCAGGCGCGCTCGCATCAACGCATGACCGATGAAGGCAAGCTGGTGGACTACACGCGCCGCAAGCCCGGGTCGTTCGATCGCCGGATCCTCGCCGAGGTGACGGCCAACGGCCGGACCTACCGATATCACGCCACCAAGGGCATCCGGATCAACCGCGCCGCCTGACGGTGGAATACAAGATCGACCTCAAGCCGGCGCTAAAGAAGCTTGAGAGGGACCTGACCTACCTGCAGCGCGAACAGCTGCCCTTCGCGGCCGCCACGGCCCTGAACACCGTCGCCGCCGCCGTCATCGTCGGCGAGAAGCGCCAACTGGCCGCCGACGTCGACCGGCCGACGCCGTTCACCCTCAACGCCTTCGGCATGAAGAAGGCCCGCAAGACCGACCTGGAAGCGTTGGTCTTCATCAAGGACATCCAGGCCAAGTACCTGGCCCCGATGATCAACGGCGGCCGCCAGATCACCGGCAAGGGCGGCGCGAACACCGCCATCCTCACCCCCCGCGATCTCCCCACCAACCAATACGGCAACATCCCGAAAGCCAAGCTGCAGGCATTGGCCGGCCGCAAGGACATCTTCATCGGTCAGGTGAAGACCAAGAACGGAATGATCGGCGGTGTCTGGCAGCGCGTCGGCGTCACCAAAGCCGGTAAGGTCAAGACCAAAGGTGTTCCACGCGGCACCGCCTACACACCATCCCAAGGTCGTTTGATCTTGTTGATCCAGTTCACGCGTCCATCCCAAGTCACCCATCGCTTCCACTACTACGAACGCGCTGACAGCACGGTGAAGCGCGCCTGGCCCGCTGCCTTCCAAAGCGCGATGCGCCAGGCGATGGCCACCGCCCGCTAGCCTGGGCCCTGGCAAAAAGATGGGTCCCTCCTGACCATCCAGCGCCGGGGGACATTTCGCGCGGCGGTCCTTCTCTAGGGTCAGGGTCGGAAAAGGTGTCCGCACTTGCCGGAAGGGATTTCGATCCGGGAATTTGCGCGCCGCGAAGCGTGCAATGACAAGCTCGTTCGCCGGGCCATCCAGGGCGGTTTTCTCACAGCATTTTCAGACGGATCGCTTGACCAGGCGCTAGTAGGATCGGCTTGGCGAAAGTCTAATCGCGAGGCTGCGGACAAGGCTGCGGACCAGGTGCGGACTGTCCGCACTGAGCCTGCGGACATCGCGCTGGAGCCGCAATCCCACGGGGGTGCGCTCAAGCGGGCGCAGCGGCCGCCGGCGGAGGTTGATCCGGAGGACCTGGCGGAGGGGGAAACCCCATCGCTGGCCCACTCGCAGCGGGTCAAGGAACACTACCTCGCCCAACAGCGGCGGCTCGAATACGAGCGCCTGGCCGGCGAGCTGGTGCCGGTCGCCGAGGTCGCCCAGCTGGTCGGTGATGAGTACGCCCGGGTGCGGACGCGCCTGCTGGCGCTGGCCGCCGAACAATCTCCCAGGCTGCACCGGCTGAAGACCGTCGCCGAAGTCCAGGACGTGCTGATGGGCCTGGTCGTCGAGGCCCTCGAGGAGCTGACGGGTGACGGCGCATACTCTGCGCCTGGCGGAGGCTGACCACTACGCCGTCGGCATAGCCGCGCTGCAGGTGGCGCTGGCCAAGGCCCGGCGCGAAAACCTGAAGCCCCCGCCCAAGCTCACCTTGAGTCAGTGGGCCGAGCGCTACGCGGTCCTCTCCAAGGAGACGAGCGCCCAGACCGGCCGCTTCCGCGCCTTCGCCTATCAGCGCGGGATCATGGACGCGATCACGGATCCGTCCGTGACCACGGTCACGGTCCGGAAGTCCGCCCGGATCGGCTACACCAAGATCCTCGACCATGTGGTCGGCTACTACATCCACCAGGATCCCGCCGCGATCCTGGCGGTGCAGCCCCGGGTCGAGGACGCCGAGGACTATTCCTCGACCGAGCTCGCGCCGATGCTGCGCGACACCCCGGTCCTGGCGGCGATCGCCGGCGACGCACGGGCCCGCGACAGCGGCAATACGATCCTCAAGAAACTGTTCCGCAACGGCGCCTCGGTGCGCCTGGTCGGCGCGAACAGCCCCGGCGGCTTTCGCCGGATCACCGCCCGCATCATCCTGTTCGACGAAGTCGACGGCTATCCGATCAGCGGGGCAGGGGTCGAGGGCGACCAGATCGCTCTCGGCAAGAAGCGGTCCGAGACCTTCTGGAACCGCAAGATCGTCATCGGCTCGACCCCGACGATCAAGGGGCTCAGCCGGATCGACGACAGCTACGAGGAGAGCGACCAGCGTCGCTTCCACGTCCGCTGCCCCCATTGCGACGGCCTTCAGGTCCTCGACTGGGGCGGCCCGCACACCCCCCACGGCATCAAGTGGGACAAGGACGAAAACGGCGTCGGGCTGCCGGACACCGTCCACTACGTCTGCTCCATCAGCGGCTGCGTCATCGACGAAGCCGATAAAGAGGAAATGATCGAGACCGCCGAGGCCAATGGCGGCGGCTGGATCGCGGGCAAGCCCTTCGCCGGCCACGCCGGGTTCGCGATCAACACCCTTTACAGCCTCTTTCCCAACGCCACCTGGCGCCTGCTGGTGAAGGAATGGCTCGAGGTGAAGGACGATCCGCTGAAGCGGAAAACCTTCATCAACCTGGTCCTGGGCGAAGCCTATGAGGATCGGGGCGAACAGGCCCTCAACGAGGCCAGGCTGCTCGCCCGATGCGAGGTCTGGAACGCCGAGGTCCCCGACGGCGTCGCGGTGCTCAGCGCCGGCGTCGACGTCCAGCTCGACCGGATCGAGGTCGAGGTGGTCGGCTGGGGCCGCAACGAGGAATCCTGGTCGGTCGACTACACGATCCTGGAAGGTGATCCCGGCGAGCCGGCCGTCTGGGCCGAGCTCGACAAACACCTGAAACGGATCTGGCGGCGCGCCGATGGGCGCGGCTTCGAGATCATGGCCGCCTGTGTCGACACCGGCGGCGCCCATACCCAGATGTCCTACGCCTTCTGCAAGGAACGGCTCGGCCGACGGATATGGGGCATCAAGGGCGAATCCGCCCAGGGCGGCCAGCGTTCCCCCGTCTGGCCGATCAAGAAGCCCACCCGCCGCACCAAGGCCAGCTTCCGGCCGGTAATCCTGGGCGTGAATGCCGCCAAGGACTCGATCCGCTCGCGGATGCACCTGGACGCGCCAGGCCCGGGCTACATGCATTACCCGGCCGATCGGGACCTGAACTATTTCGGCCAGATGACCGCCGAGCGATCGGTCGTGAAGGTCAGCGCCGGACGCCGTTACCGCATCTGGGAGCAACTGCCCGGCCGGGCGAACGAGGCCCTGGACTGCCGGGTCTACGCCTTTGGCGCCCTGTGCGGCCTGTTCCACTTCGGGCTGAAGCTCAACCGCCGCGCCGACGACGTCGGCGCACGGCTCACGCCGGCGGAAATCATCCCGGCCACCGCCTCCGCCGTCGATTCCGGCTCCAGCCTCGGCGACGCCGCCGCACCGCCGGCGGCCGCTCCCGCGACCGTCGTGGGGCCGGGCGCGTCCAGCGCTCCCCGGGCCGCAGCCGCCAAACGATCTCTGGGGAGCCTGCTCCCCAAGTAAGGCCACACCGCATGCGCTACGGCCGCTTCAACCCCGCCACCAGCATTCTCGCCGGCCGGCCGACCACGCAGCTGCAAGCGGACCTCGCGGCCGCTCAGAGCGCCTACATCGCGATTTCCACGGGCGCGAAGGGTGTCAGCTACAGCTACACCCAGAACGACGGCGCCAAGTCGGTCACCTATGACCGCACCAACATCGGCGACCTGACCCAGCTGATCCGCCTGCTGCAGGCGCAGCTCGGCATCATTGACCGCCCCCGCTCCTCCGTCCGGTTCCGCCTCTAATGGCGGATGGCGAAGGGGTCAGGATCCTCGGGCCGAACGGCCAGCCGATGGCTCGGCCGAAGCCCAAGGGCCTGGCCGGCAACAACTCCCGCATCCCTTATGACGCCGCCAACTTCTACGGCGACCATATGGGCGACTGGCAGCCCTATCTCTGGTCTCCGGACGGGGAGCTCAATCCCTACCGCGACACCATCGTCAGCCGCGTCCGCGACGTGGTGCGCAACGATGGCTGGGGCTCCGGAGCGATTACCCGGATTCTGGATAACGCCATCGGGGCCAACTACCGGCCGCTGCTGAAGCCCGATTGGAAGGCGCTGCAGGCCTATACCGGCAACCCGGGCTTCAACCTCGAATGGGCCTACGCCTACCGCACCGCCGGCGAGGCGGTCTACCGGACCTGGTCCAAGGACCCGGGCCGCTACTGCGACACCCAGCGGGCCATGCTGGTGCCGCAGATGATGCGGCTGGGCTTCCGCCACAAGATCGTCGACGGCGACGCCCTGGGCATCCTGCAGTGGCTGCCGGGGCGCATGGGCTTCGGCCGGGCGCGCTACGCCACCGCCCTGCAGATGATCGACCCCGATCGGCTGTCGAACCCGCAGATGCGGTATGACAGCCATACCCTCAGGGGCGGCGTCGAGGTCGACGACTGGGGCGCCGCGCTGGCCTACCACATCCGCCGGGCCCACCAGGGCGACTGGTGGAGCGCCGGCGACAGCGTCAAATGGGACCGGGTGCTGCGGGAAACCCCCGACGGCCGGCCCATCGTGGTCCATGATTTCGACCACGACCGCGCCGGCCAGCACCGCGGCGGCGCCGGGGTCCTGACCCCGGTCCTGCAGCGCCTGAAGATGCTGATCCGCTACGACGGGGCCGAGCTCGACGCGGCGATCGTCAACGCCATCTTCGCCGCCTTCATCGAGTCCCCGTTCGACAAGGACCTGGTGGACGAGGCGCTGAGCGACGAGGACGGCAGGCTCTCGGCCTACCAGAACCTTCGCCAGGACTTCCACGAGGGCAAGCGCCTCAAGCTGCCCAGCGGCCCCAACATGACCATGTTGGCCCCTGGGGAAACCATCGGCCAGGTGGCGGCAACCAGGCCGTCCGGCAACTTCGCCGACTTCGAAAAGGCCGTGCTGCGCAACGTCGCCTCGGCCGCCGGCCTCTCGGCCCAGCAGGTCAGCAACGACTGGTCGGACGTCAACTACAGCTCCGCCCGCGGGGCGATGCTGGAATTCTGGAAGACCATGGCCCGCCGGCGCGACGACTACGCCGCCGGCTTCCCGCAGCCGATCCTTGGCGCGCTCCTGGAAGAGGCGATGGAATACGGCGAGCTGCCGCTTCCGCCCGGCGCGCCTGAGTACGCCGAATGCCGCGCCGCCTATGGCCATGCCGTCTGGGTCGGCCCTGGCCGCGGCTGGATCGACCCGGTCAACGAAGTGAAGGGCGCGGTCCTCGGCATGGACGCCGCCGTCACCAGCTTTGACCGCGTCTGCATCGAGCAGGGCGAGGATCCGGACGAGATGGTGGAAGCCCGGGTTCACGACATCAAGCGGTTCACCGACGCCGGCATTCCGGTGCCGACCTGGGCGGGCCTCAACCCGAACGGCGAGCCGGCCCAAAAGACCATCGACGATCCAAAGGCGGTCTAGCGCGATGAACCTCCCGCATCTCGCCCAGCGCCTGTTCAACACCCCGCTGGCGATCCATCCGCGCAAGGCGGAGATCGCCATGTACGCCCTGGCCGATCGGCTGGGCGTCCGCTCCATGGTCCAGATGGACGGCGGCCTGGTCGCCCCCATGGCCTGGGACGATGACGACGACGTCGTCTTCGCCAGCCAGCGGCGCAGCAGCGCCGACCCTGGCTATGACCTGGCGGGCCCGGTGGCGCTGATCGGCGTAACCGGGACCCTTGTGCAGAAACTGGGTTCGCTGCGGCCCTTCAGCGGCATGACCGGTTACGACGGCCTGCGCCAGGCCATCCTGACGGCCGCCACCGACGACGAGGTCAAGGGCATCGCCCTGATGGTCGATTCCGGAGGCGGCGAGGTGGCCGGCTGTTTCGACCTGGTCGACACCATCCATTCCGTCCGAGGGACCAAGCCCATCTGGGCGATCTGCGATGAGTCCGCCTATTCGGCCGCCTACGCCATCGCCAGCGCCGCCGACTACATCACCGTGCCCCGCACCGGCGGCGTGGGATCCGTCGGCGTGATCTGCATGCACGTGGACTGGTCGGACGCCCTGACCAAGGCCGGCATCAAGGTCACCTTCGTCACCAAGGGCGCCAAGAAGGCCAACGGCCATGCGGAGCTCCCGCTGTCCGATTCCGCCTTCGCCGACATGCAGCGCGACATCGATGAGATGGGCGCCCTGTTCGACCAGACCGTCGCCCGCAATCGGGGCATGGCCCTCGAGGCCGTCACCGCCACCGAGGCCGGCACCTTCATGGGGCAGGCCGGTGTCTCCATCGGCTTCGCCGACGCCGTCATGCCGGCCGACGCCGCCTTCCGGGCCTTCGTCGCCCAGCTGACCTGATCTCAAGGAAACCACCATGGCTAAGAACAACGCCGCGCGGGTGAACCCGTTTGCGCACCTGCTGGGCCTGCCGTCGGCGAACATCTCGCGCGCCGAGGAAGACGACCAGGAAAAGAAGGACCGCGACGCTCGCCGGGCCGAAGAGGACAAGCAGCGCGCGGAGGAAGATGATCGCCGCGAGAAGGAAGACGCCCGCCGCGCCGAGGAAGATGGCGATGGCGCCGGCGCCAATGAGGACGACAAGCCTCCCAAGGACGGCAAGAAGGCCGACAAAAAGGATGGCGACGACGAAGAGTGCGACGAGGAAGACGACACCACGGACATGTCCAAGGGCCGTAAGGCCGAGCGGGCCCGCTGGGTGAAGGTCTTCAGCCACCCGGTCTCGGCCGGGCGGGTCGCCTCTGCCGCCTCGCTTCTGTCCCGCGGCCGCGCCTCCAGCGCCGAGGTCATCGAAACCCTCGCCACCCTGCCGGCCGCCGGCGGCGCCGCCGCACCGGCGCCCACCGGCCGCAGCCGCCTGGCGGACCGCATGGACCAGGTCGAAACCCCCAACCCGGGTTCGGGTGCGTCCACCGGCGGAAAGGGCGACTTCGCCGCCCAGATGGCCGCGGCCGTGGCGAAGGCCAGGCCGACGGCCGAGCCCACGCGCTAGGCGCGCCGCCCACCATCCCAACAACTTCTAAGGTTTCGCGCTCATGACCACGAACATCTATGGGGATAACCCCTTCGCCCCGGGCGTCGTCCATGACGCCTATATCCCCGATCAGCTGATCGCCGGCCAGGCTCCGCCGCTTGTGACCCAGCCGATCCTGCTCAACACCGGGACGCTGCAGCGGGGGACCGTGCTCGGCGCGCTCTCGCCCCAGGCGATCGAGGCGGTGGCCACCGTCGGTAACACCGGGAATGGCGTCATCTCCGGCCTCACGCGGGGCGCGGGCTCCATGGAAGGCGCCTATGTGCTCACCGCCAAGACCGCGACCGACTTCGGCGTGGTCGATCCGGAGGGCAACGTCCTGCCGGACCTGACGACCGGCGTCGCCTATGCCCAGCAGGGCCTGAACCTGACGCTGACCGCCGGCGGCGTGGCCTTCGTCGCGGGCGATAGCTTCACCCTCAACTCCTATGACGCCACCGGCCAATACAAGATCTCGGTGGCCACCGCGTCCGACGGCTCGCAGATCCCCTCTGCCGTCCTGGTCGACTACGCCGACGCGTCGGGCGGGGTGATCACCGCCGGGGCTTATATCCAGGGTGCGTTTAACGCCCGCTCGTTGATCTACGACCCGAGCTGGACCCTCGCCACGCTGCGCGCGGCGATGCGGGCCTTCAGCCTGATCGTCAAGAATCCGGTCTCCGCGGCCGATCCGTCGAACATCTAGCCCTCCCCAAACCGAAGAGCTGATCCCGAACCCGCTTTTGCGGGCGGGATCCTTTTGCCCAAAAAGGACCGTCCGCCATGGTGGATTCGATTTCCTATGACACCGCCAAGCTCGTGCAGGTGGTGCCCAATCTGAAGGTCGCGCAGCAGTTTCTGCTGACGCGTTTCTTCCCCGGCATCGTCACGGCGGACACCGAGGAAGTCGCGATCGATGTCGATGTCGGCAAGCGGCGCCTGGCGCCGTTCTGCTCGCCTCTGGTTGAAGGCCGCCTGGTCGAGCAGCGCCGGATCCAGACCGACAAGTTCAAGCCCGCCTACATCAAGGACAAGCGGGCGCCGGATCTGCGCAAGCCGGTCCGACGCATGATCGGCGAGCGCATCGGCGGTGAGATGTCCGCCGGCGAACGCGAGATGGCCAACCTGCAGTTCGAGATGGAGGACCAGGTCGACATGATCGACCGCCGCCTCGAGTGGATGGCCGCCAGTGTCCTGCAGACCGGCACCTGCCTGATCCAGGGCGAGGGCTTCCCGGCCACCCTGGTGGACTTCGGCCGCGACAGCCGCCTGACTATCGCCCTGAGCGGCACGGGCGTCTGGGGCTATGCCGGCAACCTCACCGCTGCAGGCCTCGACCCGGTCCCCGAAAAGACCATCACCCAGGCCCAGGCCCTGGTGTTGCAGATCTCCGGCGCCCAGTGCGCCGACATCGTCTTCACCAACACCGCCTGGGAGCTGTTCAAGAACGGCGTCAACGTCCAGGGCGCCATCAACGTCCCCAAGCTGGCGGACTTCGGCAACCGCATCCAGGCCGGTCCTCAGATCGCCCGGGGCGGCGCCTATATGGGCGACTGGGGTATGTACCGCCTCTGGCTCTACAACGACTGGTTCGTCGACGCCGACGACTACGAACAGCCGATGATTCCCGACGGCTGGATCGTCATGTGCGGCCCCGACATGATGGGCACCCGCGCCTTCGGCCTGATCATGGATCCGAAGTTCAACTACGAGCCCATGCCCTACGCGCCCAAGACCTGGATCCAGGACGATCCGGCCCAGCGCTTCATCATGATGCAATCCGCCCCGCTGGTGATCCCCAGCCGGGTGAACGCCTGCATCGCGATCAAGGTCCGCTAGGCCACCGGCCGACCCACCCAAACCCTGAAACCCGCGCGCCGGCGACGCCGGCGTGCTTGAGGAGACATGTCGCATGGCCGACACCCAAACCGCGCCCGATCCCAAGGTCGTGGCTGATACCGCCAAGACGCCGCCGCCCGCTCCGCCGGCGGAGGTAGAGACGCCGGCCCCCAAGGGCCACGGCTATTATGAAGTCGCCCGCGGCCGGTCCATTCAGGTCGGCGGCGGGATGGAGGGCGACGGCGCGGTGAAGCGCTACGTCAAGCCCGAGCACAAGCGGGGTGGCGCGAGCGTCCTGCTTCCGCACGCCGAGGCCAGGGAGCTGATCGCTCATGGCTTCCTGAAGGACCCCGAGAGCGGCGCCCCGCGTCTGCGCGCCGGCGGCCCGCCCTTCCTGCGCGAGCCCACCTAAACTCCCATGATCGACTGGGACGCCCTTGTGGTGGGTCCGTGCGTCGCCGTCTTTGGCCAGCAGGCCCCGGACGGCAGCGGTACGCCGACCTACATGCCCGTCACAGGGCGTCCCTTTCTGATCAACGGGGTGTTCGACAACGGCGTCGTGCCGATCGAGCTCAATGATCCGAGCTCGGATATCTTCACGACCAAGCCGGTTCTCGGCTGCCGCGCGAGCGATTTTCCCGCCGAGGCGGCGCCCAACGACCAGGTCTTCATTCCCAGCGAAAACCAAACCTATGTGGTCCGGGCGGTCACCTATGACAGCCACGGCGGGGTGCTGCTGAACCTGCTCGAGCACAAAAGCCACCAGCCTGGCTACACGCCGCCGGCGGCCACATGACCGTCACCTCGGCGCGCCTGGTGAAGATGACCGTCAAGGCGCTGCGCCTGGCGCGCACCGACGCCGGCGACAAGGTCTACACCCCGGGCGACTGGTCCACCCGGCTCACCGACTTTCCCCTCATCCTGGTCCAGGCCGTCCACGAGGATAAGCAGTCCTCCGGACGCGGGCCGCCGTCCTTCACCGTTGTCACCACGATCCGGATCACCGGGCGCGTCAGCGCCATGGGCCAGCCGTCCGACCAGGGCGGCGAGCACGCTGAAAACATGCTCTGGCGGCTTCAGCGCCAGATCGAGCGGGCGGTCATCAACGCCGACGTCTTCGTCGATCCCGACACGAACACCCCGTTCATCCAGCAATTCCCGTCGATCCGCACCACCCTCGGCGCCACCGCCGAAGGCGCCCAGCAGGTCGGCGAAATCGTCATCGACCTGGCCATCGAATACTTCCAGGGCCCCGACGACTTCTACGGCACGCCGGAAGTCGAAATCGCCGGCTTTGACCTTCAGGACCAGCGCCCCGCGCTCGGCCTCACCAGCACCGCCTGACGGCGGCCTGGCCCCTCCCAAAACCTGATCTCCCCAAGGAGCCCGCCATGTGGGTCAAGCCTGCCCCTCGCCATGTCCGCGACTATCGGACCAAGCAGCTGCTCGACCCGAGCATCGGCACCCTGGTCGACGACAACGACATCGGTTTCGCCCAGCTGCTGAACCACGGCGACGTGGTCCAGTGCCAGGAAGACGGCTCGCCGCTTCCGAGCGAGGAGGCGGACCTGGCCCCGGCCGAGGCTGCGCCGCAAGCCGCCCCCGCCGCCCCGATCGTCAAGCCCGACAAGTCCGCTCCGGCGTCCGCCGGCGGCGCTGAAGTCGTGGCCTAGGGGAGCGCGCGCCCATGGCCACGATCCCCTTCGCACAGATCCCGCAGAACCTGCGGATCCCCGGCTTCTTCGCCGAGGTCAACAACGCGCGGGCGAACACCGCCGGCAGCCCTCAGCGCGCCCTGATCATCGGCCAGATCACCTCGGCCGGGAAGGCGAGCCCCAACGTGCCGCTGCAGTGCTTCGGCGCTGGCGACGCCATCGCCCAGGGCGGCGCGGGCTCGATGCTGGCCATCGCGGCCGCGGCCTACCTGGCCAACAATCCGTTCGGCGAGGTCTGGTACCTGCCCCTGGCGGACCCGTCCGGCGCGAACGCCGCGGCCCAGTGCCTGTTTTCCGGAACGGCGACCGCGGCCGGGACCGTCAGCCTCTACATCGCCGGCAACCTGGTGGCCGTCCCCGTGACCGTCGGCATGACCGCGACCCAGGTCGCCACCGCCGTGGCCGCGGCCATCTCGGCCAACCCGAACCTGCCGGTAACCGCCACCTCAACCGCCGGCGGCCTGGTGCTGCCGGTGAAAAACGTTGGCCTGGCCGGAAACGACCTCGACGTGCGCCTCAACTACAAGGGCGCGTCCGCCGGCGAAGTCCTGCCCGCCGGCCTGGTCTTCACCCTGACCTTCGCCGCCACCGGCGGCTCGGGCGTGCCGACCCTGACCACGGGCCTGGCCAACCTGGTGGACCAGTCCTTCGACTTCATCGTCACCCCGTACACGGACAATACCTCCGTCGCGGCCCTGACCGCCTTCATGAACGACGTTTCGGGCCGCTGGTCCTGGAACAGCCAGATCTACGGCCACGTCTTCGGCGCCATCCGGGGCACGGCCAGCGCCCTGACCACCTTCGGCGTGGCGCTGAACGACCCGCACTCCACCTACATGGGTTTCTTCGACAGCCCGTCGCTCAGCTACGTCTGGGGCGCCGCCGTCGCGGGCGCCACGGCCGCGGCCCTTGCCAACGACTACACCGCGCCGATCGCCGGCATGGCCGGCCTGGCGGTCCAGGGCGTCCTGGCCCCGCCGCTGCAGTCCAGGTTCCTGCCGCAGATCCGCAACAGCCTGCTGTTTGACGGCGTCTCGACCTTCACCGTCGTGTCCGGCCAGGTCTTCATCGAAAGCCTGATCAGCACCTACCAGCTGAACAGCCAGGGGCAGCCGGACAACAGCTACCTCAAGGTCGAGACCCTGTTCTCGCTGATGTTCAATCTGCGGGATCTTCAGGCCTTCGTCGTGGCCCAATACGGCTCCGTCAAGCTGGCGGCCGACGGCGTGAAGTATGCGCCAGGCGCGAACGTCGCCACCCCGTCCTCGATCAAGGCGGCCATCATCGGCCGCTACCGCTTCAACTGCATGCAGGGCTTCGCCCAACAGCCGGACGTCTTCGCGGCCGCGCTCGTGGTGCAGATCAACCCGACCAATCCGGACCGCGTCGACGTGCTCTTCACGCCGATCCTGATCGGCATCCTCGATCAGTTCGCGACCCTCTGCCAGTTCCGCCTGCAGTAGCGGCCGCTCCCCAAAAATCCCGATCTCTTAGAGGAGCGCCGCGACATGCCGGCCATTGCGCCTAACTATATCGCCGGCCAGGCGTCGGTCACGATCGACGGCCAGTCCTACCTGCTGGTGGGGGAATTCACCTATCGGGTCTCTGACTTCAGCGTCGAGACGCTGCTGGGCTCTGATGGCGTCCACGGGGCCAAGGCCAAGCCGGCCGCCGGCATGATCAAGATGAAGCTGCGCGACGACGGCAGCGTGTCGATCAGCGCGCTGTCCGGCAAGACAGCCTCCTCGATCGTCTGCCAGCTCGCCAACGGCAAGATCGTCGTTGGCACAAACATGTGGCGCGTCGGCGAACCGGTCGAGGTCGAGAGCGAGGAAGCGACCTTCGAGATCCAGTTCGAAGGCGCCGACGTCTCCGACGGCCTCTAGCAAGGACAGACCATGAGCCTCAGCGCCCCCGCCGCTCCGGAAGAGCCCGTCGCTGTTCCCGACGAACTTCAGTTGACCCTGCGCGCGCCGATCGAGTTCGACGGCGTGACGCATTCGTCGCTCACCTTCCGCGAACCGCTTGCCGGCGAGATCGAAGCGATCGCCAGCCTGCCGAACCATAAGGGGACGATCACGCTCCTCGCCGAGGTCGCCGGCGTCCCAGAGGCGGTCACCGCGCGATTGGCGGCCCGGGACTACAAGAAGGCCGACGCCTTCCTCGGCCTATTCAGCCGGGAGAAGGCCAAGCCCCTGACTCAGGAGCAGCTTGACGCGCTCCCCGAAAACCTGGCGCTCCCCCTGCACAAGCCGATCGTGTTTGGTCCCCAGACCTACACGTCGCTGACCTTCCGAGAGCCCGTGTCGGGCCAGATCGAGGCGGTCGAGCTGATGTCCGATTTCACCAGCACGATCGAGCTGCTGGCCCGCAGCGCCGGCGTCCTGCCGGATGTCATCCGCAAGATGGCCGCCCGCGACTTCAACCGAGCCTCGGTCTTTGTCGGGTCTTTTACGCAAGACGCCCAGCCGACTGGCAAGGTCGCCTGATCGTACTGGCCGCCTTCTGGGGGTGGGCGTCGCCCCGTGAGATGGACCGGATGACCTGGTCAAAACTGAATTTCTGGCATGACGCCGCGCTGGCGCTGATCAAGGCCCGCGCGAAGACTTGAGCCTGGGAGATAGCCATGGGGGCGTTCGCGGCCAGCTTCGTGATTCCGATCACGGCCCTGGACAAGACCGCCGCCGGCGTTCGCTCGGTCAATCGGCGCTTCAGCACCATCGTCAAGCCCGTCTCGGACCTGGGCAAGTCCTGGTCCGGCCTGAAGAAGGAATTTGGCGACAACCCAGCGGTCAAGGCCATGGGCAAGGTCGGCAAGGCCGCCATGTCCATGGGCAAGATGGCCTCCAAGTTCATCCCGGAGGCAGGGGAGGCTGTCGGCGCCATCGAGACGATCGGCGTCGCCGGCGCAGCCCTGGGCGGCCTCGGCCTGGCGGCAGTCGGCGCCATCGTGGGGATCGGCATGCTGGAGATGAAGGTCGCCAAGTTCGGCTTTCAGCTGAAGCAGACCTCCCTCGACCTCGGCGAGAGCACCCAGCAGGTGCAGTCCTGGCGGGGGGCGGCCAGCCTGATGGGCGTCGACGCCAAGACCGTCGATTCCAGCATGCAGCAGCTGGGCGACACGATGCAGGACGCCACGATGGGTCGGAACCAGTCGGCGCTGATGTTCATGCGCCGCCTCGGGATCACCATGAAGCGAACGTCCACCGGCGCGGTCGATGTCAGCGACGGCATGCTGCAGATCGCCGACACCATCAAGCGGTTCAACGGCAACCCCGAAGTCCAGCGGATGATCGCGCGCCAGTTCGGCGTGGAGGGGATGCTCCCGGTCCTGCGCGGCGGAAGCGCGGCGCTGAAGCAGAACCTGAAGGATCAGAAAAAGTGGGCTCTCACGGACGCGCAGGTCGACAAAGCCAACCGATACAATCTGGCAATCAACAAGCTTAAGGCGAACATGAAGGGCATGGCGGTCGACTTCGGCGCCGGCACCCTCGATGTTACAAAATGGCTGTGGGACATTACGTCAGACGCCAGCATCCTGGGCGCAGTCTCTGCCCTGTGGAACGGCATAGTCGGCCTGATCGCCGGCGGCGTGAACAAGCTCAAGGGTATCGCGGCTGGCGTCGCGAATACTGCTGGCGGCGTGGCCAAGGGGGCGGCGGACGCCTATTCGCGGTTCACCGGCGCCACCGGCGCGAAGCGCGACAACGCCAAATCCATCATGGGCTACCTGCGCCAGTCCGGATTCACGCCGGCGCAGGCGGCCGGCATCACGGCGGGCATGTGGGCCGAAAGCAACGGCTTGGACCCCAACGCCAAGAATCCCTATTCGAGCGCCGCCGGCCTCGGCCAGTGGCTCAAGAAGCGGCAGGCGGATTTCGCCAAACTCTACGGCCACTCCTTGGCTCGGTCGACCCAAGACGAACAGCTGCGGTTCATGCGCTGGGAGTGGGATCATACCGAGCGCGGCGCGGGCTCCGCGCTCCATGGCGCCCAGACGGCGCAGCAGGCGATGGACGCCTACGTCAACCGATACATGCGGCCTGGCGCCGGCGCGGCCGGAGACCTCCGTCGCGGGGGCGGCCTGCTTGACCAGTTCATGCAGATGCAGACGCCCGCCGGCGGCGTCAAAGTCGACGTCACCGTCAAGCACGATGGCCATGCCGCCGTCGTGAAGACCAAGAGCACCGGCGGGGTCACCGCCCGGGCCCGGGTCGAACACAGCATGCATTCGATCGCCGCCTAGGCGCCTATCACCATGATAGATCCGGCAATCTTCGTCGCGGCCCTGCGGCCGGCGTCCTTTCGTGGCGTGCCGTTCGCGGTGACCTCGAGCCGCAAGGTGTTTGGCCGGCGCACCGCCGTGCACGAATACCCGTTCCGCGATGTGATCTGGGTCGAGGACCTGGGGCGCAAGGGCCGCGAGATCTCGATCACCGGCTTCCTGGTGACGGATTCGCTGATCTACGGCGGCGGCGCGGTGCTGAACCAGCAGCTGCAGCTGATCGACGCGGCCGAGACCAAGGGTCCGGGCACGCTCGTGCACCCCACCCTGGGGACCCTGAACGTCAGCTGCCTCAGCTGCAGCATCGACGAGAGCTTCGACACCCTCGGCAGCCTGGCCATCGAGCTCACCTTCCTGGAGGCTGGCGAGAAGGTCTTCCCGTTCCAGGCCAGCGCGACCCAGCCCCTCGTCGCCACGGCGGCCACCGCGCTCGACACCAGCGCCGGCGGCGACGCCGACAACGACGGCGGCCCCATGCTCGCCGGCGGCCCCCCGCAGACCAACCTGGCCGCGACGGCTACCGGCAGTTGGACCCAGCAGCTGCAGCTGGCGGCGCGGGACGCCACCGGCATCGTCAACCTGGCCAGCCAGCTGATCGGTCCCTTCGGCCGCTTCTTCAACGGCGGCAACCAGGGCGGCCTCGGCGTCACCATCGTCTCGATCTATTCCGGGGCGACCACGGTCGACGAGCTGATCATCATCGCCGCCAATGCCCAGGGCGCGCTGCTGGACGCCATCGACCAGGTGCTGGCCGTCGCCGGCAACCTCGGCCTGGGGGCTTCCAGCAACAGCTTCGGCGACCTGGCCACGGCGGCCCAGGCCGCTCTTGCTGCCCTGCTGGCCTGCGCGGCCGACCCCGCCGACGCCATTCGCCTGCTTATTGCGCTCGCCACGGGGCAGCCGACCGGCGTGGCGGCCTTGTCGGCCATCGGCGGCGTAGTGAGCGCCATCTTCCGGCGAGCGGCCCTGGCGGCCCTCTGTCGGGCCGCGGCGACCTATCAGCCGTCGTCCAGCGATGACGCGGTCACCATCCTCGGTGAAGTCACCGACGCCCTCGACGATGAAATCACCCTCGCCGGCGACGCCGGCGACGACGCCACCTTCAACGCCCTGCGCGGTGTTCGGGTCGCCATCATCCAGGATCTGACCGCGCGGGGCGCGGACCTGTCCGCCACCGTCGATGTCGCCAGCCCTGAGCCCATGCCGTCCCTGGTCCTGGCCCAACGCCTCTACCGCGACGCGTCCCGCGCGCCGGAGCTCGAGATCGAGGCGGTCCCGATCCATCCGCTGTTCATGCCCACCGACTTCCAGGCGCTCGCCGCATGACGGACGATCTGACGCTGACGGTCGGCGGCTCGGCCGTTTCCGGATGGACGGTCACCAATGTGACGCGGGGCATCGAGATCTGCCCGCCCACCTTCAATATCGGCTTTACCGACCTCTACCCGGGGCAGGCCGACGCGATCATCGTCCACGCCGGCGATCCCTGCACAGTCCATCTCGATTCCGACCTGGTGCTCACAGGCTATGTCGACACCGTCGAGCCAGGCTACGAGGGTTCGAACCACGAAATCCGCATCACCGGCCGGGGCAAATGCCAGGACCTGGTGGACTGCTCGGCCGAACGGCCGACGGGACAGTTCAGCGGCCTGAACCTGCTGCAGATCGCCCAGGAGCTGGCCAAGCCCTACGGCATCACCGTCAAATGCTTCGGCACGCCGCCGGTCGTTCCTCAGTTCAACCTGATGATCGGCGAGAGCGCCTGGTCGATCATCGAGCGGATCTGCCGATGGGCCGCCTTCCTCTGCTACGAGGATGTCGACGGCAGCCTCATCCTCGCCAACGGCATGAACACCCAGGCGGCAAGCGGCTGCACCGAGGGCGTCAACGTCCAGGCGGCTCACGCCACCTACACGATGAACGACCGCTTCAGCGAATACGACGTCTTCCTGCAGGCGCTCGATGTCTGGACCGACGCGGGGCAGGGCGGCAACCAGGTCGCCGCGTCCAAGGACCCTAACGTGCCTCGCCACCGGGCCAAGTACCTGATCGCTGAAGGCGGCGCCGGCGGCCTTGGCCTGGCGCAGCCCCGGGCAAACTGGGAAGCCTCGCGGCGCTACGGGCGTTCGCGCCAGGTGGCCTGCACCGTCGATTCCTGGCGTGACTCCAGCGGCACGCTCTGGACGCCTAACACCCTCGTGCCCCTCACGCTTCCAAGCGCCAAGGTGCCGACAGGGTCGAATTGGACCTTGGGGACGATCAGCCATAGCAAGGACCAGAATGGCACACGGGCAGAGCTTTCCCTGATGCCCTTCCAGGCCTTCACACCCGAGCCTCTGCTGCTGCAGCCGGTCGATCCCGACCTCACGCCACCGCCGGCGCCGCCGAAATGAGCGACTCCTCCGCCATCGAGGCCGCGCACCGGCGCATCGCCAACATGCTCGGCCGAGGCCGCATTACCCTCACCGACGACGCCGGCGTGATCATGAGCGCCCAGGTGGACCTGGGCCCGCAAGGGGCCAGCGGCCCGCTGTACCTGGCAGACCTGGTTCCGGTCATGGGCCTGTTCGGCCATGCCTCGGTTCCGCCGGCGGGCGCGGACTGCGCCTTGATCTTCCTCGGCGGCGACCGCAACCGCGCCGCCATCATCGGCCATAACCACCAGGCCTCTCGGCTGCGCGGCCTCGGCCCTGGCGACAGCGCCCTCTACGACGTGCGCGGGGCCTATGTGAAGCTCACCGCCGGCGGCCTGGTCACCGACGCGGCCGGCCTGCGCGTCGCGATTCAGAACGCCTCGAGCGTCACCATCACCTCGACCGGCCCGGTGACCGTCAACGCACCGACGGTCAACCTCGGCGGAACAGGGGGCGCGGCGGTCGCGCGCGTCGGGGACACGGTCAATACCTCGACCGGGAAGATCATCTCCGGCTCGGCGAAAGTGAACGCCACCTAGCGCCGCCGAGGCCCAATGCCCGACATCACCACGGTTTGGGACAGCGCCAACGCGGTTGGCGACTGGGTGCTGCTGCCGCCTGACCTGCAGAGTGGCGGCGATCTCGAATCTGCTGTCCTGATCAGCCTCTTCACCGATCGGACGGCCGAGCCGGACGACGTCATCCCGGATGGGACCGGAGATCCGCGCGGCTGGTGGGGCGACGAGGGCGAGACCTATCCGATCGGCTCGCGGCTCTGGCTGCTCGGCCGGGAGAAGATCCTCGCCAAGGTTCCGGTCCTGGCCAAGGACTACGCCACCGAGGCCCTGCAGTGGATGCTCGATGACGGCGTCTGCAGCCAGATCGACATCACCGCCGCCTTCGTCCCCGGGTTTGCCGGGCTGCTGGGCCTGACGGTCACCCTTTATCAGCCGGGCGCGGCCCCGACGATTTTGAACTTTGGCTGGGTCTGGGCGGGGGTGAGTTGAGTTGCCTTTTTCCCGGCCCACCCTCACCCAACTGCGCCAGCAGGTCGCCGGCGATATCTCGGCCGCCCAGCCTGGCGCGGATCCACTGCTGCGGTTTTCCAACCTCGGCATCATCGGCAAGGTCATCGCCGCCGGCCTGAACGGCCTCTACGGCTACCTCGACTGGATCGCCCTGCAGGGCAACCCCGCCACGGCGACCGGCGAATTCGCGGTCATGTGGGGGGCGCTGAAGGGCGTCTTCGTCAAGGCGGCGACCCAGGCGGCGTTCGCGGTCAGCTTCACGGCGACCGCCGCGGTCACGATCGCCGCCAATGTCAGCATCGTCCGATCGGACGGGGCCCTGTTCGTCACGACGGCGTCGACCACGATCGGCGCGGCCGGGACCATCACCGTGCCCGTTCAGGCGGTCGTGGCCGGCTCGGCCGGCAACACCCAGGCCGGCGCGCTGATGACGCTGGCCGCGCCGAACGCCTTTGTGCAGTCCACCGGTGTCGCTGGCGCTCTGACGGCTGTCGGCGCGGACGTTGAGACCGAGGCCGCCTTCAAGTCCCGCTACCTTAAGGTCTACGCCCAACCGCCCCAGGGCGGCGCGGCCGACGACTATGTGGAGTGGGCGGAAGACGCGCCTGGCGTCACCCGCGCCTGGTGCGCGCCCCTGGCCAACGGCGCCGGAACCGTCGTGGTCTATTTCATGATGGACGATGTCGAGGCGGCCTTTGGCGGCTTCCCGCAAGGGACCGGCGGGGTCGCCACGGCGGAGACCCGCGCGTCGGCCGCCACCGGCGACCAGCTGACGGTGGCCAACTACCTCTATCCCCTGCGGCCGGTCACCGCCCTGGTCTATGCCGAGGCGCCCGGCGCCAACGCCATCGCCATGACCATCGTCGGCGCGGCGGCCTGGAGCAGCGACACCCTCGCGGCCGTCGAGACGGCGATCGAGGCGGTGCTGTTCTCCCTGGGCTCCCCGGGGGGCGTCTACCTGCCCGGCGACGTCACCAGCGGCCTGATCAACCTCTCGGCCATCGAGACGGCGATCGCCGGCGTGGCCGGCACCGCCGGCTTCGTCATCACCGTGGTCAGCTGCTCGCATGGCGCGGTCACCCCGGGCAGCGACGGCAACATCGCCTCCAGCGCCGGCTATCTGCCCACCCTGGGCGTGATCACCCCGGCCTGACCCATGGCCCAAGCCTACAGCCTCGCCGACTACCTGGCCGCCTTCCTGAAGCTGCTGCCCCGCGGCCGCATCTGGCCGAAATTTCCGGGCTCGGGGATTTCGAACACCTTCGCGGGGTTCGTGGCCAGCTTCCAGCGCCTGGACGCCGCCGCCATCTTCACCCTGCAGGACTGTTTCCCGCAGACCGCCGTCGGCATGCTGCCGGAGTGGGAGCAGGCCCTGGGTCTGCCCGATCCCTGCGCCGGCGTCGCCCCGACGATCCAGCAGCGGCAGAACCAGGTGGTGGCCCGGTTCGCCAACGCGGCCGGCCAGTCGGTCCCCTTCTTCGAGGCCTACGCCGCCCAGCTGGGCTTCCTGATCAGCATCACCGAGTTCACCGGCTCCGACACCCTGGCCAACACCTGGCAGGTCAACGTGCCGGCGTCAGGCGCCGTCTTCTTCACCGCCGACCAGTCCTTCCCTGAAGACCCCGTCGACCTGGTCTCGACGGATTCGGCGGTCCTGCAGTGCGAGTTCGAGCGGCTGAAGCCGGCTCAAACCACCATCCAGTGGAATTGGACCTGACGCATGGACCGTATCGCCAACGGCACGCAGCTGGCCGCCATGCCGGCGCCCGACGCGCCCAGCGGCACGCCGGGCTATTTCGGCCGCACCGCCGACGGCGCCCCCGGGCCCACCAAGGTCGGCCGCGACTTCCTTAACCGGGTTCAGGAAGAGATCATGTCGGTGATCCTCGCCGCCGGCATTGACCCCGTCTACGACGCCTACAACCAGCTGCTGTTGGCCATCCAGGCCCTGATCGCGGCCTCGGCGCCCGTCAGGGTGACCAGCGCGCCGATGGCCATCACCGGAACCTCGGTCGTCTGGCCCCACGGCCTGGGCGTGAAGCCGTTCAGCTGCTCGGTGTCCGCCATCTGCATCGCCGTCGACGCCCCTACGGGCTACGCGATCGGGGCGGAGATCGAGCTGCCGGCCACCACCTATACCGGCCAGGCCGGGCCGCCGGGCAATGGCGCGGCCCTGGTCAAGGACGCCGCGGACATCACCTACAACTTCTCGGCCGCCACCAGCATCACCGTCGCGATCAGCGGCGGCGGCGGCAATGCCGACCTCAATCCGGCCAAGTGGAACTTCGTCTTCCGCGCCGTGAAGTAGGCCGCCATGGCGATCGGTTATCTCACCCGGCCGCTGCTGGTCGCGATCGGCTCCGGCTGGGCCCAGACCTTCAGCTTCTCCATCGGCAAGGGCAATTTCCCGACCCCCGATGACCTGACCGGTCTGTCGGCCGAGCTGACCCTGACCCAGGCCAATGTGGCCAGCCCCGCCGTGATCGTGCTCACGACCGACGACGCAACACTGTTCATCGACGGCGCGAACCTGACGATCAACGTCGCGCGCGGGGCCACGGCCGACTGGATCGCCGGCGACTACGACTTTGCCCTGCGGATCTTCGATCCCGCCGGCGACGTGGACCGCTGGCTCGTTCTCTCCATCCCCGCCAGCTCGCGGACCGAAATCGTCTCGGGGGCGCCCTCATGACCGTCCAAGTCGGCCAGGACACCGTCACCGTCACCAGCGAGGGTCCGCAAGGTCCCCCTGGCCCGGCCGGCCCGGGCGCGGCGACCGACGTCAGCTACGACGACGCCATCACCCAGCTGGGCGCGACCAACGTCCAGGACGCCATCGTCGCGCTCTGGCAGCTGATCTCGGCCCAGCAGAGTGGCCGGCTCGACTTCTCTAACCCCAATCAAAGCGGCCTGCTGGGCCTCGGAGTCTGACGGCGATGACCGACACCAATCTTGCCGTCCGCGACGGCGGCGGCGCCACGCAGAACCTGAGGGTTCAGGAGAATGGCGACGGCTCGCTGACGTCCTACCTTGTCGAGGATACGACCCAGCGCGCGGCCCTGATCGCCGCGCTGGATCAGCTCGCCACCCATGCCGACGCCGAGGCCGCCATTTCGGTCCTCGACGCCATGCAGGGCCACCTCGAGACTCTCGCCGGAGCCCAGGCGGCCTTGGCTACCGCCGCCAACCAGGCGGCCATGGAAGCCCTCCTGACCGCCATCGAGGGCTATCTGGCCACCTTGGCTTCGGAGGACGCCGGCCTGGCGACTTCCGCCCTACAGACGATCGCCAACACCGACCTCGCGGCGATTGTCACGGCGCTGGCCCACGGCCAGGCCACCCGGGCCGCTTCGGTGCCGGTCACCATGGCCAGCGACCCGGACACCCGGGCCACCGGGGTCATCACCGTTCCGGACATCAATACGGCGGCGTCGGCCGGGCAGTCCGGCTCGTCGCTCCAGACCGGCGCGGCCACGGCCAATTCGTTCGTGGCCCTGGCGGTCAACGGCCAGTCGTCGCTGACCCTAACCGTCGAGGGGACGCCGGCTTTCACCGGCCAGCTCGAAGTCGACGCCAGCTATGACAACGGTGTCTCCTGGGTCGCCCGGGCCGGGTCGCTGATCGGCGCCACCGCCAACGTCAACCCGATCGCCATCACCGCCGCCGGCGTCTTCCAATACGATATCGCCGACGCCACCAATGTCCGGGTCCGCGCCACCGCCCTGACCGCCGGATCTGTCGCCGTCGCCCTGGCGGCCTCCAGCGTCGCCGGCATCGTCAAGATCCTCAACGCCATGGGGGTGATGGACCGCGCCAGCGGCGCCAGCCTAACGGTCAAGCCGGCGTCGACCAAGCCGGCGCGGACCGACACCGCCGTCGTCGTCGCGCCGATCGCCGGCGGGACAGGGACGGACTGGAGCCAGGGGGCGCCGAACATTCCCGTGGTGGGATCGGCTTTCACGACCGGCCCCTACGCCGGCTATGTTCGCATCGCCCTGATCCCCGCCAACCCGGGGCGGGCCAATGTCGAGATTCACAACCCCACCGGCGCCCTGCTGGCCGTCGTTCGCGATGACGGGACCGCGGCGAATGGCGCGGCGCCCACCAACGCGTCGGTCTTCCCCCTGGGCCCGGGCCCGGGCGGCGCAGGCTCCCGCGGCGATGTCTGGCAGAGCACCACCTTCTCCGGCCGCCTGCAGGTCTATGCCCCCGCCCCCCTGGCCGGGACCGCGTTTGAAACAGCCTTCGAAGACTGACGCCCGGCGCGCCTGGCGCGCCTGACCCCAAGGACATCCTCATGAAGCTTCGCAACGTCCTTCTGGGCGCGTTTTCGCTTGCCCTGGTCCTGGCTGGCTGTCGCGGGCAGGCCGAGGCCGCGCTCGCGCCGGCGTCGCCCACCCCCCAACCCGCCACGTGCATCGCCACGTCGGCTGCCGACAGCGGGCCGGGAACGGTGCGTGCCTGCTTTCAGCAGGCCAATACCTCGCCGGGCCAGTCGTGGATCATCAAGGCGCCCAGCGCCCTGATCACCCAGGCCTCACCTCTCCCGATCGTCCCTGGACAGCAGATCGACCTTGAATGCGTGGCGCCGGTGATCCTCGCGACCGGCTCGTCCATCATGGACAATTGGCAGTTCGCCTACGGTTCGGGCGGCTCCTACGCCGGGATCACCACGGGCTTGGGGACTGTCTTCCAGGGCTCAGGTTTCGAGGCCATCAGCGGCAACACCACGCCACTTTCCTCCGGCGCCGCCACCTTCACCAACTGGCTGACCAACGTCCATATCCACCACTGCGGCTTCAACGGATTCACCAACGCCATCCACTTCGGGGCGACCAATAGCCAGGGCATGGGCGGCGGCGAGATCAGCGACAACTATTTCATCAACTTCACCAACGCCGCCATTGTCGACGAGAACATGGCCCAGGCCTCGTTCTCCCATAACCGGATCAAGGTCACGGTCACCGGCGCGAGCGGCGAGATCCACGAAGCGGACGAGCTGCTGTCTGGCTATCAGCCGGGCAACTTCCACCTTGACGACGAGTTCGTCACCGGCGCCGCGCCCGCCAGGGGCTACGGCTACCTTTTCACCGCGACGCCGGGCTCAATCCTCAGCGTCGGCGCCGGCATCGGCCGTATCCAGGCCAACGGCACCACCACGCCGGTCAATCTAACCCTCACCCCGGCGGCCAGCTCGACGGCCGTCGCTGTCGCCGATCTGACCAAGCTCTTCGTGGGCCAGGTCCTGCACAACACCACGACGGCGTCTGGCTACACCACTGGGTTCAAATATGTGGTGCAGACCGTCTCCGGATCGACCGGCGCCGGCACGGTCACCATCGGCTTTTGCCAGTATGGCGTATCGACCAACTGCCCACCGATCACGGCCACCGCCTCGACGGCGCTGACGATGACCTGGAACGGGCAGCCGAGCATCGCCGCCGTGGGCCAGGGCACCGGCCTGGTCAGCCAGCTCGACCTGAGTTCCCTGGACCTGGAGAACGGCGCGACCAACAACACCTCGATCTACACCGAGCACACGGTGAACAGCTGGTTCCAGGCCGCCAGCCAGGAGGGCTGCATCGTTCTGCGCAACGGCTCGACCTTCAACCACTTCCTCAGCTCGGCGAACAATGCCTGCTATGACGCCGACAACTCCTCGGCGATCAACGTCGCGCCCGAGTACAGGGGCGTCATCCCCGGCGCCCAGGGCTTCGGCATCGCCTACGACAACGTCGTGGGCGCCCCCTGCATTGACCTGAACTACACGCACGGTGGAAGTAATCTCGTGCACGACGTCTGCATGAGCTTCTACAGCGCGGGTGCGCACTGGGCCTTCAACACCCCCTTCGGCCAAGCCACGGTCACCGGGCCGGGCGGCTCCTGCTCCACCAGCGCCGGAAGCCCGACCAGCCTCAGCGGCTACAACGGCCTGTTCTACGTCGGCTTCCCCGGGCCGGGCTGCTTCTATGCCCTGCCGACCATCACCAGCACAGCTGGTCATGACGGGCGCGGCGATCCCATGTGGATCATCAACTACAGCATCTACCCCGTGACCATCGAGACCGACGGCACACAGCTGATCAACCCGTCGAACGGCACAACGTCGATTGTGATCGCGCCTGGCCAGGCGGTGCATCTCCAGTCCACCAACGGCACCGGGTCGGGTTCGCTGGCCTATGCCTGGGAAGCCGAGCTTCCGGGCTCGCTCATGGTCACCGCCGCCGGCGTCTACCAAGGCGGCGGTCACACGGTGAACGGGACGGGCGCCCTGGCCTCGGGGACCGCCACGATCACCTTGACCGGCGGCGCACCGTTTACGTCGGCGACGAGCGTCTTCTGCGCCGCCAACGACAACACGACGCCCGCTAACGCGGTGACCTGCACCAAAAACTCCGGCTCCAGTTTCACCTTCGCCGGAACCGGGGCGGACGGCTTCACCTATTCGCTGACCGGCAACTGATCCACCGGAGGTCTCGATGACCGACACAAGCTCGACCGCGACCGCGCCGCTGTCCGCCTCCCAGGCCGGAGCGCTCCTGCAGTCGGGATGGCGGCCGTGGATCGGCTGGGTGCTGCTGTTCGTCGTCATCGAGCAGTTTGCGCTGAAGCCGATCGCCGACTGGGTGGCCATGGCCATCTTCCACAAGCCGCCGTTCCCGGCGATCGACATGGACGGCCTGGTCTTCCTGGCCTCCCTCGCCGGCGTCCTGGTCGTCAGCCGGACCTTCGAGAAGATCAACAACGCCGACTGAGATCCGCGCCGCCGGCGGCCGCGCGTAGACTTCAAGGAATCCCATATGCCCCGTTCCGTGCCGGCGATCGCCGAAGCCTTTGTCATGCGCGCCGAGGCCTGCAGGCTGACGGCCTACCGTGACAGCGCCGGGGTCTGGACCAATGGCGTCGGTCACACCGGCCCGGAGGTCATGCCCGGGCTGGTGATCACCCCGGGCCAGGCCAAGATCGACCTGGACGCGGATCTGGCCATCGCCGCCGACCGGCTGGCGGCCTGCGTGCTCGAGGAGCGCCTGCTGGCGCTCAGCGATCACCAGTACGCCGCCCTGATCAGCTTCGTGTTCAACCTCGGCGCCCTGCCGGGCTGGACCATCTGGAAGGTGCTGAACGCCGGCGACCTGGCGGCCGTGCCCGACCAGATGAAGCGGTTCGACAAGGCCCGCGATCCGCAGACCGGCCAGCTGGTCGACGTGCCCGGGTTGATGAATCGCCGCCTGGCCGAGGTCGCCCTCTGGAATACGCCGGACGTGGAAGCGGCCGTGGCCCTCGTGGCCGCCGCCCCCGTCCAGCCGCCGCCATCGAGCACCACGCGCTTGGCCGAGACCCCGCCCACGCCCAACGTCGTCACCCCGCTGCATCAGAGCGGCCGGTTCGTCTCCTCGGTGGCCACCGCCGCCGTGGCGCTGCCGGCGGCGGCTCTACCGGCGATCCAGGGCGCCAGCGCCGGCGTCAAACAGGTCAGCGACGCCATCGCTCCGTACGCGGGCCAGGTCCCGTTCGCGGCCCACCTGCAACCGGTGCTGCTGACGCTGCTGGCCAGCTTCGCGATCGCCACCGTGGTCTTCGAATGGTTCCAGCACCAGCACGCCAAGACCGCCTGATCCTCCCCGCCCATTAAGGACCCCGACCATGGACTTCGTTTCCGAAATTCGCGCCATCGGCGCCCGCGTCAAAGCCCTGGTGACCGGCTATGCCCAGGCGGTCGAGACCGCGATCGCCAAGGCCACCGCGCCGCTCGAGGCCGAGATCAACAGCCTGAAGGCCGACCTGGCCGACGCCGAGGCCGACCTGGCCAAGCTGCTGGGGCCCGCGCCGGCCGCGGCTGAAGCGGCTGAAGCCGAAAAGGCGCCCGTCGGCGACGACGAAACCCTCGCCCAGCAGCTTGCCGCCCAACCGGCCTAGCGGCAGAACCCGGGCCGCCTCGTTCCAACCCCTTTTGAAGGAGGCGGCCATGGCCGGTCTCATTGCCGGCGACCTGCTGGCCAGCGTCCTGTCCTCGGCCGCCAAGGTCTGGCCGTGGCTCGCCGGCGGCGCCGCGATCTGCGGCGTCGTGGGGGCCGGCTGGCTCTATGTCAGCCACCTGCAGACCCAGAACGCCCAGCTGACCCAGGCGGCCGCCGTGGCCCAGGACCAGCTCGTCACCGCCAGCGGCCAGGCCGCCGCGACCCAGGGCGCCGCCGCCATCGCCGCCGCCGGCGCGCAACGCGCCGCCACCGACACCCAGATCCACCAGGACAACACCCATGCGATCCAAGCCGCCCCGGGCGCTTCCGCGCCTCTTGATCCTCGGCTCAATGCTGTTGGCGTTGCCGGGCTGTGCAAGTACGCCGCCTATTCAGGCGACCCTCGCTGCGCTGGACTGCAGCAAGGTCATCCCGCCCAGCTACAAAAAGCCGGTGGCGGGAACGCCGCTCCCGGCCGCTGA